CTCGCGCAGATCACCGTGCGGCGGAGTGATCGCCAGAGGCGATCACTCTACACTGACAAGGGCCAGTTCATCGACTCGGACGGGCTGGTGGCGTCAGTGAAGGCGAAGGGGGTGCTCAATCCCCTCATCGTGACGCGAGACTTCACCCTCGTCGCCGGCGAGCGCCGCCTCGAAGCATCGAAGCTCGCTGGTCGCACCGACGTTCCCGTACGGTTCATCGAGGACCTCGACGAAGCCGAAGCCAGGGAGGTGGAGCTTGAGGAGAACCTCAAGCGCACGGATTTGCCATGGCGCGACGAGGTCGCGGCGATAGCGGAGTTGCACGCGCTGTACAAGAGCCGCAACCCCGCGCACACGCAAGCCGACACTTCTCGCCTCATCGGCTACGACAGCGTCGCCGAGGCGCTACGTGTCGCCCGCGACCTCGACTCGCCGCGCATCGTCCATGCCAGCGGCATGCGGCAGGCATACAACGTGCTGTCGCGGATTGACGATCGCAAAGCTGCCGACGCCGTCAACGACATAATCGACGGCGCAGCGGCGATATTCAGCGGGGCGGCTACACCTCCGCAACCAGAAGGCGCGGGCACCACAGCCCCGCCCCAGGGGGGTACGGCGAGCCCAATCACCCACGCCGTACCCCCCGCCCGGCCCACGGCCACGGACTCCCCCGACATCATGCTCGGCGATTTCATCGAGTGGTCGCGGACGTACAGCGGGCCGAGCTTCAACTTCATCCATTGCGACTTCCCCTACGGCATCGACCCGTTCAGCGGGCCGCAGGGGCGCATGGGTGCCAGCACGGTGTACGCGGACACTCCAGACATATACGATGCCCTGATCCGCGCCCTGTGCTCCGCCCTGCCGCGCATCATGAGCCATAGCGCCCACCTGATGTTCTGGCTCACCGCAGACATCGGCGTGCAGTGGCGGACGCTCGAAATGTTCCGAGCGCTCGCACCGTCGCTAACCTTCGCCATGAAGCCCCTCATCTGGCATAAGACCGACAACGTCGGGGTGCTCGCCGATCCGAAGCGCGGCCCACGGCATGTGTACGAGACAGCCTTGATCGCATCGCAGGAGGACAGGCTCATCGCCAAGGCGGTATCCGATGCATACGGCGCACCGACCGACAAATCCCACCACCCAAGCGCAAAGCCCGAGCCTGTGCTGCGCCACTTCATGCAGATGTTTATAGATGATTGTTCGCTAGTGCTCGATCCTACATGCGGTGGCGGCAGTTCGCTTCGCGCGGCTGAAAGCCTAGGAGCGAGGAGGGTCTTTGGTATTGAAAGAGACCCTGAACACTACAATGCTGCGCAGAGCGCTATGCGGACGTTTAGGACCTTGCGGAGGGTAAGCAAGTGAGGAAAGCTGAGGGCAATTGCATCATCGAGGGCTGTACTTCTCCGAAGTACTCGCGAGGGTGGTGCAAAATGCATTACGGGCGTTGGTATAGACGAGGCGATCCACAAACACGCCTACACGCAGAAAAGAATGCTCATGTTGGTAAAACCTGCACAGTTGAGGGATGTACCAATCCACAACGATGGATTGGTTTGTGTAAGGTACATTATCACAGGCAACAACAATTCGGAAGATTTCACACAATAAAACGTCTGGATGGAGAAGGCACAATAACAAGGAACGGGCACAAGCTTCTCCAGATCAACGGCAAGAAGCAGTTCGAGCATGTAATCCTTGCAGAGAAGGCTCTGGGAAAGAAACTCCCTCCCAAGGCTGTAATCCATCACATGAACGGTAAAGGCGACGACAATCACACTCCATTCAACTTGATTGTTTGTCCAGATCAAGCGTATCATATGCTGCTTCACAAGAGAACTCGCGAATATGAAGCCAGAGTTTTCTGGAGTCGCATAAAATGACCTCGCGCATCCTCATCGGCCTTTGCGGCCTCGCCGGCAGCGGCAAGTCCACTGTCGCGGAGCATCTCACGCGCGTCCATGGGTTCAGCCGCATCCGTTTCGCGGGCGCCTTGAAGCGCATGCTCGCCGCAGCAGGTGTGACGCACGATATGCTCGACGGTAGCGCGAAGGAGGAGCCCTGTGCCCTGCTATGCAACCGCACCCCGCGCCACGCGATGCAAACCCTCGGCACCGAGTGGGGCCGCCAGTGCATCGGACAGGACTTCTGGATCGGGCTGTGGCGCGCGGAAGTGGAACGATGGCCCTCGATGCACATCGTGGCAGATGATGTACGGTTCCCGAACGAACTTGCCGCCGTCCGCGCCCTTGGCGGTCGCATCTGGCTCGTCAAACGCCCTGCGCTACGCGCTATGCCGCACGCGAGCGAGCAACTTGACTTCGGCACTTGTCCGCCCAACCTTACGCTGCACAACTACGGCAGCATCGACGACCTCCACACGAAGGTCGATGATATCGCAGGGGCGATGCTGGCGCAAGCGCGATGACAGAGGAGTACCACGCAGTGGAAAAGATACGAGATCAAGCACACAGAGACGAAATCGAAGGGAAATCCAGCCTTTCATTTGATAGGCTTCGCGCCGTTAGCGCAGATCGCTGTAGAACAGGCTTCGGCCATACCTTAGACTCGTGGTCTGTCGCCGAGTGGGGCAACGCTGCCGCTGGTGAGTGCGGTGAAGCCTGCAACGTGGCGAAGAAGATACTTCGGTTCCGCGACGGCGTAGCGGGGAACAAGAAAACCAAGGAGGAATACATCGCAGACCTTGCCAGCGAAATCGCCGGTACGGTGATATATCTCGACTTGTGGGCCGCAAGCCAGGGTATTGACCTCGGCCAAGCCGTTATAGACGAGTTTAACAAGAAGTCTATAGAAATCGGCTCGGATCGGCGACTATAGCCCCGCGATGCACACCCCCACCGCGCCCTTCGCCCACACCAGCGGCCCTCGCACCGCAGCGATCGCCATTGTCGGGGAGGCTTTCGGCGAGCAGGAGGATTTGGTCGGCCTCCCGTTCATCGGCAACGCTGGGCAGGAGCTAACGCGCCTGCTGGAGGAGGCCGGCATCGCGCGGAAGGACTGTTTCCTCACCAATACCTTCGCCCTGCGCCCCTACACCGACGGTGGCACCGGCGCCGATGGTAAGCCAATCCGCATCCCGACCAACGAGATCACCGCCCTCTGTGTGAGCAAGCGCGATGTACTATCCCTCGATGCTACCTACAGTGCCCCGGCCCTGCGTACAGGTAAGTACATCCGCCCCGAGTTCCTCCCCGAGGTGGATCGACTTCGCGTGGAACTGCGCACTGTACGCCCAAACCTCGTGCTGGCGCTCGGCGGCACGGCGCTCTGGGCACTGTGCGGCACAAGCGCTATCGGAACACTCCGTGGGACTGCGGTGCAGGCAACTCTCGGCGACTACACCGCTAAGGTCTTGCCTACCTACCACCCTTCTTACCTGTTCAAAATGTGGTCATACCGTCCGATTGTCCTGGCGGATTTGATGAAGGCGGGCAGGGAGGCAAGGTTCCCCGAGATTCGGCGGCCGCGCCGGCGAGTGCTGGTATTCCCCACCGTTGCCGAAGTGCGCGAGTGGTTCGCCGAGCATATTCCATCGACGCAAATGCTCGCCGTGGACATCGAGACCGCACGCGGTCAGATCACCGAGATCGGCTTCGCCAACGCCCGGGATAATTGCATGGTCGTGACGCTCGTGCAGGAGGATGCGGCGGAGCCGAGCTACTACAGCGAAGATGACGAGGCGGACGTTCGGCGCGCGATACAAGGCGCACTGTCTGCGCCTTGTCGCAAACTCTTTCAGAACGGCATCTACGATCTGTCGTACTTGCTGCGTGAAGGTTTCCACCCTCGCAATTGTAGCGAGGACACGATGCTCTTGCATCATTCGTACTACCCGGAGGTGATGAAGGGCCTCGGGTTCCTAGGGAGCATTTACAGTAGTGAGCCAGCGTGGAAGATGATGTCTCGTAAACCCAAGGTACAGGAGACGAAGCGAGATGAATGAGGCCTTCGCATGATCCGCGTTTACACAGCATCGAAGATCAGCACCGCGCCTGAGTGGCGCGACATCCATGCCACTCACCCCCATGTGCACTTCCACGCCCGGTGGCTCAAGCACAACCTCAAGGGCACGCCCGACAGGGCAGACTTCGCATCGAAGTTCTGGCTGGAGGATGAGCGCGACGTTCACGACTGCGAGGCGCTCATCGTGTGGGCACGTGAGGGCGAGCACCTCCGTGGGGCGCTTGTCGAGGTCGGCATGGCCATCGCGTTTGGCAAACCAGTCATCGTCGTCGGCACGCATGCAGACTACAGCACCTGGCAGCATCATCCGCAGTGCCAACTGGCGCGCGATCTCGCGCATGCGCTGGAGTTGCTCGTGGCGCTGGACATCGCCAACGGCACGCACCAGGATCATGGGGCGCATCCCTGATGCCCTACGTCTACACCGACGAGCTACAGCAGGGCATCCGGCACTTGTACAATGACCAATTGTACAACGGCCTCGACGCCTGCATAACGCTCGAGGTGTTCGAGGAGCTTTGCGGACTTAGCAACCGCCCCCCGCCGGTGTATGACTTCAGCCGGGCGCTCCAAGCGCCCGTGCTAGAGATGATGCTTCGCGGCTTCGCGGTGGACGAGTATGAGCGCCAAGCAGGCCTGCGCCTGCTGCGCGAGCGCCGCACGGTTCTGAACAACGCGCTGCAGCTCATGGCCTACGCCGTATGGGACCGGCCCTTGAACCCACGCTCGCCGCCCGCTTTGCGGGCCTTCTTCTACGATACCATGCGGCTGCCTGTGCAGCATGCATCGACGAAAGGCGAACGCCGTGTTAGCACAAATCGCGAATGCTTGGAGAAACTTGAGGTCTACTTGTATGCTCGACCCATCATCGCTACAATTCTTGCCGTACGAGACACTGACAAACAGATTGAAGACTTTGAACAGTTGCTTGACCCTGATGGACGATTTAGAACTTCGTTCAACATCGCAGGGACGGAAACATGGCGCTTCTCTTCAAGCAAATCGCCAACTGGTACTGGCGGAAATATCCAGAACAAAACGCGCGATGACGATCCAGAATTCGGCAAACACGGAGAGCAGTCGTTACGGAAGCCCTTCATAGCCGACGCAGGGATGAAGTTGTGCGAACTCGACCTTGAACAGGCCGAAAGTCGAGAGTGCGGCTTGATCTTCGGCACGCTCTTCGACGATTGGTCCTACCTCGACGCATGCGAGCAAGACGATCTTCACACCACCACGGCGCGTATGGTCTGGCCTGGCGTCATCACCGATCGCAAGTCTGCCGATCGGTCGTTCTACCGCAACTACACCTACCGCGACATGTCGAAGCGCGGCGGGCATCTCACATCCTACATGGGCACTGCGTGGACCATGAGTCGTTCATTGAAAATCCCCCTTCGTACGGCAGAGGCATTCCAACTTGCCTTCGCCACCGGGCCAAAGGCCGCCTTCCCTGCCTTCCCGCGCTGGTGGCGCCACTGTGCGCAGCAATTGCAGACGAAGCAGGAACTGTGCAACTCCTTCGGCGTCACGCGGCTTTTCTTCGGCAGGCCCAGCGACGACGCCACGCTCCGCGAGGCCGTAGCGTTCGGGCCGCAGAGCAGCACCGCGATGCGGACGAACCTCGGCCTATGGCGCATCTGGCGCACCATGCACGATGCCGGAGTGCAGGTGCTGGCACAGAAGCACGACTCCGTGACATTCCAGTATCCCGAAGGGGCGGATGAAGCGGGCATCGTGAAGCGCGCCCGCGCATGCATGAGCACGCCACTGGCATGCGCCGGCCGCACATATGACGTTCCCACCGATGCGAAGGTCGGATGGAATTGGGGCGCGTACGGCCCGCGCAACCCGAATGGCATGCGCAAGTTCCGTGGCACCGATGACCGCCGCCGACTCGTCGGTATGGAGAGGCCTCTATGATGTGGCTGTTACGAACATTGTTCGGGGCACTAAGTTCTTCGGTGAATGCTGGCTTCGTCAACTCCATATCACCAACAGAGGCGAGACACGCACGACTAAAGTCCTTGCGAGATGAAACTCGAAAGTTCATATCTGAGATGAGAGAGCTACACGGAACTTCAGAATTTAGAATGTCAGAAATGGCGAAGCAACATCAAGAAGAAACTTGCAGGCTCGTTGCCCGCATAGAATTTCTCGAGCAACTCAATGCTGCTCATCTTAAGGAGAAGATGGACGTTATCGAACTCATGAGGAAGATGTCGCACAGTGCCTTGGTAGGTGCGATAACTTCAGTCATAAACCGCCCGAGGCTGTAATGTGGCTGCAGATTTCATCGACTCTTTCTTGGCGTACACCGATCAGGTGCCCTCGCCGTATATCTTCCGCCTCTGGGCGGGTATCGCCGGCGTGGCGGGCGCGCTGGAGCGCCGCGTCTGGGTCCGAGCGCTGCCGCAGCCGACGTTCGCGAACTTGTACGTCTTGCTCGTAGCCTCGCCGGGCATCGGCAAGGGCGTAATTGACGAGATCACCCATGTCTGGAAGCGCGCGAAGAAGTTGCACTTGGCACCCGACAGCGTCACCAGTGCTAGCCTCCTTGACGCCCTGCTCGATGCTCGTAGACTTATTGTCAAAGATGGAGTACCAGAGTTCGAGTACCATTCTCTTATCGTACCAAGCGAGGAATTTGGAGTTCTTGTTCCGGCACATGATCTTGAGTTCCTTTCCAGGCTTAACCGCATATTCACCAATCCCGAGGAGCTGCGTGTCCGCCGCAAGTACATCAAGGAGGAAATCCGCATCGTGCAGCCACAGCTAACGATATTGGCTGGAACCCAACCCGGTTACCTGGCGTCTCTGCTGCCCGAGGAGGCCTGGTCGATGGGTTTCACGCAGCGTATCCTGTTCATCCACGCGAGCAAGGGCGAGCACAAGACGCTATTCGCGCATGAGGAGCGCAGCGCCGAGTCCATCGGCGCGTGCATGCGACAACTGGCGGATATGAAGGGCGAAGTGCGATTTGCCCCTGTGGCGGCGAAGCGCATCGGCGAGTGGCACAACGCCGGAGGGCCGCCAAGGCCCTCCCATGTACGCCTAACGCACTACCTCAACCGCCGTACGCAGTTCATGCTCAAGTTGATGCTTGTGAGTTGCGCCAGCCGCCTCGACGGCGGCGAGGTCATCGAGTTCGACTATGAAAGGGCGCTCACTTGGCTGTTGGCCGCCGAGCATCACATGCCAGATGTGTTCCTGGAGATGGCCGGCAAGTCCGACGCCAATGTGCTGTCGGACCTCTCTTATTGGGGCTGGACCGTCTACACTCGGACGAAGTCTCCCATCCACGAGTCGCGCATCCATGCCTTCCTCTCAACCCGCGTGCCGAGCGAGAAGGTGCCGCACATCTTCGCCCTGGCGATACGATCGGCGCTATGGGAGAATATCCCGGAGGGCAGCAAGACCTGGGTGCCACGAGCCAGAGAAACAGAGGCCTGACGCATGCGCGATGAGCAGTCTGAACGCCTTATACGTGCTCTGGTAGAGATAGACAAAGGACTTGGAGCAATTGCACTCGTGATGATGCTATGTACCTTCTTCCTTGTAGCCTGTGGTCACGGCTGATATGAACCGCCTCCTCGCGAACTCTTACTTCCGCCCCGCCGGCACGGACCTCGTCCCGTGCAGCACCCTGCTGGCGAAGTACCGCCATTGGCGCTGGATTAACCGGGATAGGTCGCTCTGCGATAGGGTCCTCGCGCCCACACCGCCCGGCCACGACGCGCGGCCGGTGTGCCCTGAGTGCCACATCGCCCGCCGCTACATGCGCGCCAAGGCCGAGGCCTGCACATGAGCGGCGCTGGTGCGCCGCAGGCGCTGGTCTACGCCTACACCGTACTGGCCTGCGAGCGCCGCAGGGCGCTGACGAGCGCGCAGAAGCTCGCCGACGGCACGGTGCGGCAGCTATTCACGGACTTGGGGTGGTTCGTCACGGTGCGGGCAGTTGCGCCGGCAACAGCCCCGGCGCTGTCCTTCGGCACCGGCACCGATGATCCGGGCTTCCGCGCCGGCATGATGATCGACCTTGTACTCAGACCCAGAAAGGACCAAGCAGATGGCTAAAGCAGCAGCAGCACCAGTGCAAGCACCACAGGCGGCATACTCGCAGCCACTCGTCGTGGATATCTACCATGGCGACAACGTCATCGACTTCCACGCAGTGCGCGCCAGTGGCATCCTCGGAGTGATTCACAAGGCTTCCCAGGGCACCGGCATCACGGATGTGGCGTATGCCCAGCGACGCAAGGCGGCCCTAGCCGCCGGGCTGCGGTGGGGAGCGTATGGCTTCATGTCGCTGGAGGACGGAGTGGCCCAGGCGCGGCACCTGCTCAGCGTCGCCGACTGTGACGCTGATACGCTCATCGCCATCGACTGGGAGAACGTCGGGCGCGCAGCGCCGAGCGCGCACATCGCCCGCGCGATGCTCGAAGAGATCGCCGCGACTCTTGGCCGCCGGGCGAAAATCTACAGCGGCAACGTGGCGAAGGAGCAGCTCGGCGACTCGGCCGATGAGTTCTTCGCCGGGCATGATCTGTGGCTCTGCCAGTACGGGCCGAAGTGGCGGACACAGGCATCGTGGAAGCGCCCGTGGCTGTGGCAGAACAATGGCGACGCCTTTGGCCCCGGCCCGCACAGGATCGCGGGCATCTCCGGCCTATGCGACAACAACTGCGTCATCGCACCCGACACTGCAGAGTCGATGCTGGCGAGGTGGGCAGCATGACAGTCGTCTGCGCTGGTGTTGTATTAGCGGTTGCCGTGCTTGGGCAACCGCTACACGTAGGGAACGACACCTGGGGAGCGTTCTGCTCCAGCGACTCTAGAGTCCTGCCCGATAATCTCAAGCTGATCTTCGACACTCCATACTACGCCGGAGTGTACTGCCGCACCAGTGATGAGATGACATTCTATGCATCTGGCGTAGTGCGGGAGATCGAACTACACCCGCGCAGCAAAGAAGTGCATTACTTCTGCGTATCGGGGCCAGGGGGCTGATCCGCCAGTTGCGACTTCAACGCATCTCGCTCTTTCGTCACCGCCGCAACTTGCGCCTGCAGCGATTGCACCAGCGCTTGCAACCTCGCCACGGCAAGGTCCTGCAGCGCAAGTTGCTGACCATAGCCGGAGATGAGGCGCTCCTCTGGCGACTGTTGCGCTAGCGCTGGCGTCAGCACCAGGGCCAGCACCAGTGCAATTGCAATTCTATTCATCGCCTTTACCCCCCATTCCGTGCTATGCAGGTATAGTTGACCTTGTTGCTGCTCGTTGCGGTCTGCGTTATCGTTATTGCTGCGGTGCTAACCGTATAGTGCTGCGTTGCGAGCGGATCGCCCTGCCACGTCACGGTACAGAACGGTGCGGCATTGTATGCCCCGTACGTCCCCGGAGTGAACGAGATCACACAGCCCGTCGGGGTGCCGGTGCCCATGGTCACTTCGCCGGCCGTGTCGCTCCCGGCGACTGCCGGGTTCGTGCCGCATGCTGTGAGCGTCGGCGGAATAACGTGCGTAATCCAGTGCCCGCGCATCTCCACGGGCGTCTGCGCGGCGGTGAAGATGCATCGGCTGCTCGTCGATGCCGTCAGCGCCGGGCAGTTGTAGCAATTGTAATTGGCGACCGTCGCGCCGCCGCTGAGCGACACGTCCTGGCAATTCGCGAAGACCAATTGCGTCACAGCGCCTGCGGTGAGCGCCGGTGAGAAGTTCGCAAATCCCATCACCGCCATGGTGCCAGCGCCACTCCATGATATGAATGACTGGTAGCTGTAGCAGTGATTGGGATTGATAGCACCAGAGGTGCCAGTGCAGATCGTCTGGTCATCGTACGATGCGTGGCCGAGGCCGCTCGCGGTGTAGTTGATCGTGTCGGATACGCTGAAGTCGTGCGTATTGCCGTTCGTCGACAGCACCCGGCATGTCCAAATCTGCGAGCCGCCGGAGCGATCCGTGGTGCACCCATCGCCGGCGACGAGGCGGGTAACATTGAGGGGATTGAGCGTCGGCGGCCCGATGCCAATCTGCCAGTTGGTGCCATCGGAGACGATTTGGTACGATTGGTTGGTCGTGACGACGAGGTTCGACGCTCCGTTGATGGTACTCACCTGCGGGGTGATTGTCACAGCCCCGACGCCGAGGTTGCGCATGAAGAAGTTGAATGTACTAAGTGCGCCGTTTGCCTGAGGCAGCGTTACAGCGATAGCCCCGGCATTGTTGTAGAGCACAAGCTGTCCATAGTCCCCGACGCCGATGGTATCAGTGACGCCAGTAACGTTGCGAATGCCCTCGTACTGCTGGTAGGAGTTCACAAGGGTCGTCATGAATGCTCGGACAGCGCTCGGTGTGATCGCCCCTACGGTCTGATCAGGGAACGTGGTGGCGATATTCGTCGCCATGGTGGACTTCGACACCTGAGCGGCGCAGGGCGCCGCTGCCAGCACCCATGCCGCAACGGCCGCGATAATTGCCCTTGCTCTACTGCGCATTGACTTTGTCCTTAAAGCCCGTGATCCACAACGCGCCCGCTGCGCCGCTCGTGCAGGCCTGCAACGTGACGGCTTCGAGTTTCATCCAATCCCGGAGGATAGCCGCTGCGCCGGTGCCGATGGCGATGGGCGGCGGGTTCGTCGTGGTGAGATTGCCATAGTTCGCATTTGGCGCAATCATCGTCAGCACCGACGCTCCGCCATTGTAGTCGTTTTGCGCCGAGATGTGCACATCGGTGCCAGTCGGCGGCACCCACACCGTACTGCCCGGTGCGGTGCCCTGCACTGTCTCGGCGGCCCATGCAACGGCCCCGGCGCTGCAGTTCGACCCGACTGTGCCGTTGAACACCGGACGCATTGTGGCGTTGTTCGTGACGCCTGCGTTCACCCACTCGGTCGTCGCGCCTGTTTGCAGCGTGCGGTAGAAGTTCCCGCTGCCATCGACCGCCATGGTGCCCAGGCGGCACTTGTACGTGTACCCGCTGGGCATCGTCGGCGCGGTCGCGCTCAGCGACCCGAGGCTCGCCCCCTGCGCCCCGTTGTCAATGATCCAGATGTATATCCAAGCGCTCGTACCGGGGGCTTCGCCGTCCATGCCGTTCGCAGCGGCCGTGGCGGTGCCCGTCGTAATGTTGAGCGTATAGTTGGCGCTGGTACGCGAGACGGTCTGCGAGGACGGGTTGATTGCGGTGGTTTGGTCAGCCGTAATGACAGCCTGGCTATTGGGCGTCCCGCTGCTGTTGGTGATCTTCAGCCCGATGGCGCCGCAGAGCGTCTGTGCTGTGGTCGGATTACTTTGGTTCACGAGGTTCAAGAGATGGAAGTTCGCCTGCGAGGCGCTGTACACCACGCTCACCACGTTGCTCGGGCTCGCTGCGACGATCTCGCCGCCCTGTAGCGCCACGGCACCAGTAGCGGTGTCCTTCACAATCGCGACAGGCACACCCGTACCGCTCGGCGTGAGCGTCGTGGCACCAGTATTGGTGAATATGGGAATGAACTGAATGATCGAGCCATCGGTGGCATTGAAGCCAGCATCGACCACGGTGATGGCATTGGGAGTCCCGCCGGCCGTACCGGCCCAAAACACCGAGTTCGACGCGCTCGTGTCGCACGTCGTCTGGTCGTACAACTGCACGCTCGATGCATCGAAGACTACCTGGCGATAGCACCCCGTGCCGTAGATGACCGCCATGCCGTTCGAGTCGAGGGTGATGGGGCAAGTATTCGGCGCACTTTGCGCCGAGTCCTTCCACGTTGTCTTGCAGCTACTCGTGGCGGGCGAGTACATGAACACCGTGCCATTCGCTAGCGGCACGCCGTTGCCGTTGATAAACTGCTGCTCGCCGTTGGGCAGCAAGGTCGCGGCGGGCGAGTGGGCGCAGGTGTACAGCGCCGCTGCGATGGCGATGACCGCTATGGGCCACCATCGCCACGACGAACGTGGCCTTCGGCCCTGCCACCGCTTACTGCCTCGCATTGTAGAGGTCCTCCGTCGCAAGTATCGCCGGGTTCATGCCGTGCAGCCACGGGGCCGTGCGGCCCTGCGCGATGTCCAGCAAGTGCCGCGTGTATGTCTGGGAGTTGAACCATGCATTGGCGGCCTTGCCCCCCGCCGCTGCTGCCGCAATGCCCATCGCAGGTAGCACCGCCTCGTGTGGATTATGCCACAAGTTTAGCAGGTGCTCGCCCGCAGGTCCGGCATAGTGCTCCGCGAGTGCTGGCACTGACGCTGCCGCGCCAATAGTCGCCAGCGGATGGCGGTACAGCACACTCCCCTGCTTCGCCGCAGGCACATCTGGCTTGTAGATGAACTGCCCCGCAGTGGCAATGTCGCCAATATCACCAGCCTTCATAGCATTGCCGAAGCTCTGCTGGATACGCTTCAACAAGTTGTGTGGATTGTACTCGCCGGCCTCATTCACGTCTTTGTCGATAGCTCGCGTAATGCGATAGCCCCGACGCGCACTTTGCCATGCTTGCACATCTTCGGGCGTACCACTCGACGCGATAGCACGCTCCCAAGCATTATCCAGCACATCCCGTACATTCGGTATCGGATGTCCAGCACTATCGAAGCCGCCGTAGATATATGGCTTCATCGCAGGGTCCTTCGAGAAGCTGTACAGCTTCCCACCGTAGCCGGTCCACCGCTTGTACACTTCTCCTGGAACATCTCCAACAGCAAATTCACTCTTCAAATCGTCCAAGAGCCCGCTGAACTTCTTATACTGCTCCGTATCCATGGCGCCTTTTGCAGCGCCCTCGGCATGGGCAAAGTCTGATGCAAGGCGAGGATCGTTGCCAGGAATACTATGGGCAGCTGCTACACGACCCATGGTGCCGCCATTGACGTTATCGGCCTCTTGTACCCACTTCTGCGTGATGCGCTCTGTTGGAACTCCTACTTCTCTCCCTACTGCATTCGCAAAGGCTCCTCGCTGCACCTCGCCTGATGCCTTCGAGGTAAACAGGCGATCCAAGAGCGTCAGCCCCGGCGCCGCGCCGGGCAACTTCCCAGCCTGCATTGGCAGGCCAAGGTCCATCGCCCTGCGTGTGCTCGCCGCGACTTCGGGCGAAATGTTGCTGCCATGGATGATCAGCAGATTGCCGAGCGGCCCCACTATGCTGCCGACCTCTGCGCCGGTCTTGACTTGATCCAGCAGCGAACCCTCGCCCGCGGGCGCCTGCACCGCTCCGCCAAAGGCGCCCTCAATGGCGCCTCGCGTAGCACTCGACGCCACGCGAGTTGCCGAAGGCACGATGCCGCGTCCGTATGCGCCAGCGGAGCCACTGAGGAAATCAATCGCCGGCGCTACGCGCGGGGCCATCGTCGCAATCCGTACTGCCAGCGGCGCCGCAATGTACTCCTGTCCTAGAATTGCCGCCGTCAGTGCCGGCACAATGTTGCCCATCACATCGAGCTGCAACCCCTGCGTCGGGTGCTCCTTCATCCACGCATCGCGATCCGCAGCGATGCGCTCGGCCACAGGGCCGGGATTTAATGGTGACACTAACGCCCCTGCGGCCTGCGGTCCGAGACCCATCGTCAATGCGCTGACGAAGTGCGACAGCGGACCCCACGCAGCGGGATCGCCGCCCTCGGCAGGCGCCACAGCGCCAGGCTTCGCTACTGGCCTCTCTGCACCGAAGTGTGCATCGAACAGCGTATCGAGATTGCGATCCGCGCCGAGTGGCACAGCTGGCACTGCCGCCGGTCGGCTGTCCTTGCCGAAGTACCCATCCAGCAGATCATCAAGTTCATCGGCCATCAGGGCGCCCCCTTGCCAATGGCCCCGGCGGAGACCTGCCCGCGCTTCACGAGCATATTGTTGTACCAATTCTCAAACTGCGACAGATCGCTCATGCCATCCGGCAGCGGCTGTCCGCTGTTCGCCTTCCCGTACAGGATGCTCAGCGAGTGCATTCGCGCCATGGCGATGCTGTTCTGCTTGCGAATGAACTGGAACATCTTATCGACCGTCCGCGGATCGCTCTCGATGTTCGGGTTCTTGTCTTGATAGTTCTGATATTCGACCTGGAGGATGCGGCCTGGCCCGCCCTCACCCGCCGCGCCCATGAGGCCCTGCTTCAGCATGGCTACGCCCAACTGCAGGGAGAGTTTGTTGTACTCTTGCGCATCGGGCAGCGAGCCATTCGAGATTTTGTCCACCGTGGCGTTGTTGATGCCGAAAGCCTGCGCGATTTGGCCGATGTGCGCGAATAACTCCGCACCACCGCCTGTTTTCATCGCCGTGCGGGCTTTGTCCATCTCATCCATTATCTGGTTCACGGTGAGCGCCGTAGTGCCGAGCCTATTGACACTCTGAATATACGGCCCCATACCCTTGAGCGCTTCCTCCTGCACAGGGCCGAGTTTGTTCATCCACGCGGCGGTGCCGGGGACTGGTTGGCCGGGCTCGGGGATGGTGGAGGTCGGCGCGCCTGGCGCGGGTGCTGCAGGCGCAGCAGTTGTACCGCCAGTTCCAGGTGCCGGTGTCCCCGCACCCGTCTGCATCGGCATCGCGGCGCGCGAGGTCTGCGACTGCGCACCAGTTACAGGGTTCGTTGTCGTAACAGGAGCATTGCGCTCTGACGCAGTGGGCAACTCAGGGAACTGTCCACCTGGCACTGGTGCACCCTGCAGAGGAGTATACGTACCTTGCGTCTTGGACACTGTCCCCCGCGATGTAACACCACCCTGCGCCGTACTCACTGCATCGAAGGTACTTCCAAGGGTCTTCTCCGCCCCTTGCTGCGCCTGCGTAAATCGCAGCAGGTGCTGGTAGCCCAATCGCGGATCGTACTTGCCGGTCTTTGGATCAACGCCCATATTGCTGAGGAATGCGATCTGATCATCGTGCGAGATCTGGTGCAAGTCTCCTGCGGTCTTAACAGCCCCGACGAGGTCCTCGCGCGAGATGGCATCGCTCACTGGGTTACCTTGCGGGTCCTTGAACGATCTGCCGGAGTGCCCGCTATCGACTAGCCCGCCGGCGATGCCCCCGAGCGATGCCGCACGCTTGTTCGCTATGTCGAGGTTTGTCAGCACCGTATCGGCCTGGGTTTTCTCCCGTGCGATCCACCCATTGATGATGTCCGGGGCGAGGAATGCCGCATCGGGGTGGGTGCTGAGCATCACTGCTGCACGATTGTAGTCAATGCTTCCGTCGGGATTGACCGCCTGCTGCATGATCGGGCCGATAGCCTTGCGCGCCGCAAAGGTCTGCTCAAATAGCTGGTTCTGATTCAGAGCGTTCTGCGTCCGGGCGAAGTCCCCGATCATGCCGAGCATATTCACCTGCGGCTGCGCAGGCGGAGCGTACATGCTGGTGTCGATGCCGGGCATATGCAGTGGGCTCCTATCCAGCAACGCCAGGACCGCCAGAGAAGTCGAAACTTCCTGGATTGCTCATGCCTATGGAAGACAAAGGCCCGAGCGGGTTTGGCTCGCCAAATGCACCGAGGCGATTTAGCATTGAGTACTGCATGTAGGAGTTGAGCGCGTTGGTAGGGAGGCTTCCAAGGGCGTTCGTACCAGCCATTGTTGCAGCAGCTTGTGCATTCCCCGCCCCAATCATGTTTGAGCCAATCTGCCCTCCCGTACCGACCGCGCCGCCGAGCAGCGATTGTCCCGCGCTCGCGCCGAGTTGCGACGGCCCCATCATCATGCCATATTGCTGCTGATGCTGTTGCAAGTAATTCTGAAACTGCTGTTGAAACGTCGTAGATGCAAGTCCCTGTGAATAGTCGGCGATACCGCGGCCTAGGGCGCCACTGGTACCAAGGCCCATTGCGGTAAGCGCGTTGGTAGTGGACTTGAGGCCCTGGCCGAGAGTGAACTGATATCCCGGTGTGTTCTCCAATGCTGTTTGCAGTCCGTGCTGATCAACCTGCCCACCAGGGCCGCTGCCGGCGGGGGCGCCAAAGGGCGTCGTGAGCGCGGACAGGTTCGAGTTAAGCATGTTGAATGCGCCAGCACCGCCACTGATGTACGGATCGAGGGCCTGCTTGCCTTGGTTGAACATTTGCAGCTGCGCCTGCGTCGCAGCCTGCGCTGCGGCTGTCTGCGCGCTCGCAGCGCGATTGGCACCGTAAATCGACGCACCCGCACCAACGGCTGCCGCAGCAAGTGGTCCTCCTATGGGCATAGCTCTACCTCGAAGCTTCCATCATCGCCGATGGCCACGAACGCTCCCGGCAGCGCGAGGTCCAGCACGAGTGGATAGCGCTGCACGATGCCGATGCCGGCATAGCCGGCGAAACGTGCCCAACGATTGTACAGGATGAGGGCTTTGTCAACCTGCCCCGCGCGAATGGTGTCCACCGTGGCCCCCACGGCCCGGTCATGCGCGCTATCGCGCGGATGGGGCGCATGGGCAATGCCGAGTTCCTCACATTGCTGCTCCAACTCCGCATGGAAGTCCGCCCCCCGACGCTCGATGCCGCTGGCGGTGTACAACCAGTCCCAATATCGCAAAGCGTAGTGCTCGCAATCCACGGCAGGTGAGCCGTCCTGCGGTCTCCATTCGCCCTCACGGAGGTACTCCCGGCGTCCATGTATCGCCCGGACAAGCCCGAGTGCCGCCGGATTGTTGCACGGCACGCGGGTCAGCAACTCCATGGCATCTGTGCGGGTGAACATCCACCATATCGCCTCGCGCACTGCACGGATCGCACCAGCGCCACGCGCCCCCTCGATGAACTGTGTATGGACCTCATACACCGTTGGCTCATGGAAGTGGAACAGCACGACGCCGCCAATGGGCGCCAGCAGCGCCACATTGCGCCGGTCGCTTAGCAGCGCCGTTGCGTCGAGGCGCTCTTGTCCAGCCTGGGCTATCCACGGTAGCACACCTGGATCATTCAGCACAGCATTGACCTTCGCTGGCTGGAAGGTGCGCCAGACAAGTGCTTGCGGCGTGGCCGAAGGTGCGAGCATCGAAAGGCTATCCTAACTGCGTACTGCTAAGCTGTGTCGTGGTCTGGAACCAGAAGATTTGCGCCTTGCCGCTCGCCAGGGCATATGAGGCATTCGCGCTGAGGGCGTCAATCTGCGCACCAACAGGCGGGAACACGTTGGCGGTGCCCCCTAGGGCAAACACCATGACGAACTGAAACGCCTGCAGCGCCGGGATCACCACACCGCCACCGGCAGCATTGACGAAGTTAATCCCCGGTATGAGTTGTGTGCCATCGGCCTGTGTGTTCGTCCCGTCGAAGAGCACAGCCCCGGCAAACGTGGGCGCTCCGTTCCCCCCGCCCGTCCGGGTGAAGAACGTACGCAGCAGCTTGTACCAAGTATTATCAATAACCCTGTCCTCATCAACCAGCGCAAGCGTACGGTTCGGGAACAGTTGTGCATTGCCAACGACCGGATTGCCCATAGCACTAGCCTGCCTGCCCCTGGCGCGTTTTCATCGCCGGCGTGGAGTCGAGCCAGGCACCCTGCAGCGCCGTCGCCACCGGGGAGGCCCAAAACACCTCCAGCACCGCATCGCGCGAAAGCCCCATGTTGCGCCACTGCGGCTGTACGAGGGTATTGCCCGTGCCGCCAAGGGTCTGCCCGACGGGCTGGCCATACGATTTGCCCCGGTCCAAGGACACCCGCAGGTAGACTTCGTCGAGTGAGAGCACCCCCGGAGGGCCGAAGCCAGGGCTGAAGCCCAAGGACCACGGCGAACCACCGGTGGCGAACACCGTGCCGCACTCCATGTTGAGCCGTACTGCGCCGATGGCGAATTGGTTGCCGTCAGCGACAATGTGGCGGAACCCCCTTCGCCGTACGATCGGAGCCCCTGCATCGGTGTAGTTGTCCAAGTCAAGCGTGTAGAGTTGCCCATTTGCGTAGTCCCCGCACACGATGCTGCCATAGGCGTTGGCGATGCAATTCATCCGGTGCCGATGCTCCACGCCATTCACATCCAGCCACGAGCGCTGGTGCCATGCGAAGTCCTCCGTAATGTCGCATGCGAGCGTCACATCGGAGCTTGGAAACGTGAGCACATAGAACGTATGATCTTGCTGCTGATATGTCATCCCGATGGCATCATCGACTCGCGGCAACTTCCTCAGCAGATCGCTCACGAACCTGTCGCTGATGCGCTTCGCCGTGTACCCCGCGCCCATATACACCGTACGATTACCGGCAATGTCGGTGCCGAGCCAGAACACTACGAGGTCCCCGCTCTTTGCAATGCTGTACGGTGCGATGCACCCGTGCTCGATGTATATCCCAGGCGATATGGCGAACGGAAACGCGGCGCCGCCAGCATTGTACCAGACCTCCGTCCCCTGCTGATTACCGAAGAGCCACAGCTCGCGATGCATCACGATGAGGCCCGCCAGGGCATCGGGGTAGCCAGACTTTGCCGCGAGGTACGTCCCGTCGAAAGCGACTTGGTTGCTGAGCGAGGAGTAGAAGTTCCGCGTACCGGGCTGGTTGAACAGCAGGAACGTATCGAGGAAGCCCGCGTGCGTGCCGCCGAGAAAGTTCGGGTCGCCTATTTGCGCCACGGCATTCGTCGCAAGGTCGATGGTGTAGCCCTGCGGAGAGCCATCCACGATGACAGCATTTTGCCCATTATCGGCGAACTTTACAGGCGTCTGCGCGGGTGCAGTGAGCGGGCCGCCAATCGGCGTGGCGACCCAGTTCGCGTCGATGTAGTAGACGTTTTGGTTCAGCACTCCGTAGAGTTTGCGATTTGTCGCGGTGTACAGCCCGCGCCATGTGCCAGCTTCCGGCACTGCACCCACGGCCGTCAGGCCGGGCGTCGGATACAGCGTATATGGGTCCGGTGCATCTGGCTCCCTGTTCCGCTCCGGGTAGAGGTTCGTGCAGCGCTGAGTGTCGGCGATAGCACTGCGCGCTACGCGATATCCACCGATAAGGGGAAGCTGCGCCATGCAATCACGATGCTATGTGTTACGCCAATAGCCCCAAGTAACATACATCGCGTTCGCAGCGAGCACTACGGCGAGGACTGTCATCATTGCAGCGGGCCAAGGGTCGGTGTCGTCTGCGGCACGGCTTTCCCGGCGAAGTCGAACCACACCGGCGCGGCCACGCCAACGCTCTTGTAGTTCGAAAGCCCCACGGCGTAATCGCTGTAGAGCGAATAACCGCCGCTGCCGTTGCTCCACATCGGGTTGACGGTGGCGCCACCGCCCGACACTTGATCCGAATTACCAGCCTTCACCGGCACCGATGAAGAACCCGAGTCGGTCACAACTGGTGCACTCGTCGCCTGCACACAGAATTGCAAGTTGTTCTTAAAGAAGCTCGTTCCCGGAACGTATTGCTCCTCGAAATGGAACATCCCGCTGCCAGAAGTGGTGATGTTGTTCGTGTTGCAATTGTAGGCGTTGAAGTAAGCCCATATATTCTGCGGCTGCGGATGAAACGGAGTATCCATGTCCCATATCAGTGCGTATCCCGCCACGGTATTGCCAGCCGCACGGAGGATACCATTCACTATGTTGTTACGCCAAGTGACGTTGCTCGCTTCTGCTGTGTTGATGCACCCATGCGAAGATGTGATGCCCATCCAGCAAGCATTGCTTTCAACAAGTATGTCTTGAATACCGTAATCCTGCGGGCTGCTTTGCGGCTCGTTGACGATCAGCGGGTTGCCGCCGCCGCCTGTTTCACCGTTTGCCCAAAGGACGTTGTGGTGAATGTTTGCGAATTTGTCATATATAACAGGCCCACCGGCCTGCGGGCTCGTATCGCCACGAAGATCTATTCCGGCCCTGCCGGGGCAAGGTCTGCCGTATATATTCCAGCCAACCTCGGCCTCATTCCATGTTTGAAGCCGCGTCATGCTTTGTGACATACTGTCGGCCATCTCAAAGACGGACCCAAGAACTGATAGCCTTGTCACGCCTCGAAAGAATACGACCTCAAGACCGCACTTTGTTTGATCTCCAGTGGTCGAGCCAGACCCATGCCAAATCACGCTGTTGATGTAGACTTCATCGACAACCGCCGAACTGTTAGTCGGCGTGCTGCTGCCGAGGTAGGAGCCAGAATTCGTGCAAGTTACATTGAACGTCAAGAATCTTTTGCTATTCTGTGGCAGGTTGAAGCAGGCGTTGTTATCGCCCACCGCATCAACCTGCACGTCATGCACAGATAGATTGCTGCTACCGGCGCCCCCTAGTCCGCCAATGATAACATTGGCGCTGGATGCCACGGTGCTAGTAACTATGGCCTTCGACTGGATGATAGGCTGCGCCCCGGTATCAAAACTTCCAATCTGGCAGCTGCTGCATTGAACCAGCACGCCACCAACGTTCATCGTCCCGCCCGTGATGGTCGCTGCGCCAACGTTCGTCGGAGTCACGTAAGTGACAGTCGAACCACTCACAGATGCAGAGGCAAAGTTTCCCTCCAGCGACGCGAAGGCGCCTGTTCCGGTAAGGCCGCTTATGGCGAGTGTATCCCCAACCTGCATACTCTGCGCGGGTGCTGCTAGCGTCAAAGTAACAGTGCGCGTCCCTGTGTTGTAAGTGCCAGACGAAATTGTCTGAGCCGCGCCGGTATCGAGCGACTCCGTCGCGTGCAATAGCACACGATGCGAGCCACTAGTGGCAGTCAGGTAAGTGTTGGCAATAGCTGCAACAACAATGCCGGCAGACTTCGGATCATTGTTGCTAGCACCGCCGGGGCAGTTCGTAAAGGCTGCCCCGATGCACACGGTGCAGCCGATCGCAGGAGAGTTCGCGGTGCAATTGCCGCCGCTCCACGTCCCGCCATAGATATCGTTCGGGTTATTGACCGTCACCGTCACAGCAGCGGATTGAACCGAACCGTAAGGCCCGGTCATCGTGGTGACGATGCTATACACGCCTGCTGTGCGGTAGACGTGCCCGACCTCTGGCCCGATGCCGATGTTCTTGCTGGTGAGCGATGCCGGCAAGCCCACCATGAAGCCGCAATACGTTGTCTGCGGAGTTCCCGGCACAGTGCAGGGCGTCAGGACCGAATTGCTGGAGCCATAGCCATCCGTCCAATTGCCGTAGCCCGGATCGACACCAGTAGCGTCGAAGTTCGTGCTATAATATCGCTCGTGGTACGGCCAGAACGTCGAGGCGTCGGTGGATTGATCCAGGCGCACGAACACCGGGCACGGTGCGGTGCAAGACGACACCGACACATTTGGCACCGGCGTCGGCGATGAGACCTGAAAGCCCTGCGCCTGCGCGGCGGCAGAGCAGATCGCGAGGGCCGCAGCGAGAAGCCAACGCATCAGAAGCTCTCAATAATCATGAACCCAGCGCCACCCTGCGCACCTGCGCCAGCGGTTTGCCCGGCAATGGCGGTGCCACCGCCGCCACCGCCGCCACCGGCAGTTCCAGCACTGCCATTGCCCGCTACCGTGGTGCTACCGCCGCCGCCAGCACCGCCACAGCCAGAGTGGTAGTTAAAGTCCGGGTTAACTGCCGTGCCACCATTGGTGCTGGTCGCACCGCCCGTGGGCGGGGCTAAGCAGCCGAGCGACTTGCCGCCCATGCCAGTCGCGGCCGTGACGGCCGCACCGCCGTTCGTGCCACCGCCGCTGGCGCCCCCTGGCGCTCCCGTGGGGGTGAAACCGCCCGTCCTCGCAATGCCAGCGGCCGACGAGCCACCGCCGCCGGCACTGCACGACAGGCCGTCCGAGCCAACCGCACCGCTGCCGCCCCCGCCGATGCTTCCGCATCCAACTTGGCCCGCCGTGGTGGCGTTCGCGCCAAGCGCGAACGGCGAACCTCCCTGCCCGCCGACCGACGCGGCGCCACCTTGGCCCACACCCCCACCGCCGCCGCCGAAGAAGGTAATCAAGGCGCCAAAGGTGCTCGATGTCCCCTGCGTGCCGCCTGCGCCAGCCGCCCCGCCATTCGCCGCATTGCCAATGGTAATGGTCTGTGAGACCCCCGCATCAGCTGCCTTGAGCCATACATCGTGGCAATCGCCCCCGCCGCCCCCGGCGCCACCACTCGCAGTGCTATTGGCAATGCCGCCGCCGCCCCCACCACCCTGCCCACATCCAAAGATGTGGACAAGCGTAACGCTCGCCGACCGCGTCCAGGTGCCATTGCCTGTGAAGACCTGCACGTCCACCGCGCAGGTTCCGGTTGATGTAATCACGCCGCCTGATGGACACGTTACAGACGTTACTGGGTTCGCCGCACAGCCAGTCCCGACGCCATTCAGCGCAGCACAGTTCAGCGTGGCGTAGGTGCCATCGCCACGGAAGAACGTAGTGGTAGTGTTCGGGAATGCTGGCAGCGCCCCTGGCAGGGCCGCCGTCGCGGCATTGATCAGCGCCGTCAGCGCGGTGTTGGTAATCCCGTTGAACCCGCCAGAGCCATTGTTGGTCTGCACTTGGCCGTTCGACCCGCCCGGTGCGGCGCCAACGCCGCAGGCGATATTCCAGTTCGTCCCGTCGAACTCAATGTCTGCGGATTGGTTCTGCGCAACGGAGGTACACCCGGCGTTGATCGCCCCGACGCCCGCTGCGAGGGTCCACGTCCCAGCACCCTTGTTGATGAACCTGAAGTATGTATTCGCTGCGAGGTTCTGCAGCGTGAGCGTCGCAGCACCGGCAGAATTGCCAATGACCTGCTGCCCGCACCACGCAGCGGCGTCCTGCTGGCTCACTGTGATGGTAGCGGCGGTGGCCAGTGTAATTGCCACTGTGACCACCCCGCTTGCGGGGCCGCTGGAGGGGCAGCTGGTCGAGATCGACGTAACGCCCGCGCCACCGCCTCCGCTTGCAGTGGTCGTGGTAATCGTCTCGGCATCGGCAACGGCGAGCCAGGCGAATAGCAGCGCTATCGCAATACTCCCGACGCCCCACACCGCTTTGCGCATCACTGCACCTCCCCGGCGAACGTGCAGTCGCTAGTCACGGTCTTGGTGAATGGGCCGGTAGTGGAGCAGACGAGTGTGATGCCGGCGAGGAACCGAGGGAACGGCCCCGGAGCCCATGTAACGCCAATGGTGTTATTCGCCGGGATTTGGTACGAGCGCGCGACGCACGGGCGGGTGCTCTGCGCATTGGTACAGCCGGTCACGGCTCCGTCGCTCGGCACCGTTGCGGAGTCAAAAAGCAATATCCAGCGCGCAGCGGCATTGGTGTTGTTGGCGCTGAAGCCGGCGAGCGTGCCCGCAGTGGCCTTCAAGATACGCGAGCCCTCCACGGCGCTCGCCATGCCGAGCGGAACGATGAGCGCGGCGCAGCCGGCATTGTTCACCTGGCTCAGGCATGACGCTACAGGCGCCTGCGCCAAGGCGGGCGGCGCAAAGAGCGCCAGCAACAGCGCAATAGTGCCAAGTACCTTCATCTTTGTGTCTCCGTTGCTGCTTGCCCTTGCAAGACACCCTTCGCGTGCTCGGACTCGCCCGTGACCTTCAGCAATTGCTCGAATTTGCTATTCGTGTTGACTTCAAGGGTCTTGATGGTCTTGGCGGTCTCCGTCTGCATCCTCGATGCTCGGTGGGTCATTACGATGCCATAGATCGTAATGACCGTATTGACGATCATCGCGATGCCGATGAAGAGTTCGCCAAGACCCTCCATAGTGTGTAGCGCCTGCGCGCGGGCTAGAAGTTGATCTTCGCGTAGACTTCGTACTTGCGGCCGACACTCAGCGAGCCGATGGTTGGCCCCCCGGCGGTGCCGAAGGCATTGCTCACGCCGAGGGCCTTATCGGCGAAGACAATTTGCGCGCCGGTGTCGAGCACGTAGCCCGTCGGCACGCCCTTGGCATCGAGGATTTGGTTGAAGATGCCGGCACCGACGAGCGGCGCGATGCCCACTGTGCTGCCACCAGCGGTGAAGAACTGCCCCTCGACGCCAAACGCCTCAACGCCCGCGGCGAAGTACATGAGGCCCGGCGACAGCACGCTGATGCCTGGCAGGGTCGGCGGGGCGGGTAGGCCAGGGAACGTAATGCCGAGGTTCGGCAGCCACGACAGCGGATTGAAGCCCCCGAACTTCACGGTGGCATCAGCACTCCAGCGCGATGCGTACGATGCCGGCAGCGCAACGGCCACGCCAGCCCCATTCACTGCCGGCGCTGCAGCCGTGATGTTCTGGTAGTACGCAGTGGCTTCGTAGCCGATCCACTGGATCGACGAGCCCGGTCCGTAGTAGTGAATGCAGCCAACATCCCCGCCCACGCCACCACCGGCAGCGGTGAGGCTCCCCGACGCAAGCGACGTGGCAAACAGCGCATTGCCACTCGCATTGACCTGATCCACTCCGCCCTTGATCGCGATGCCAAAGTAGCACCCCGTCGATGCGTACGGGAAGGCCTTCGACTGTGGGGCCTTTACTACGAGATCGGCGGCGCACGCCGGCGCCACGATTGCGGTGCTGAGCACCAGTGCTGCGATGATCTTCTTCATATCCCCTACTCCTACTTCATACCCCTGTATCGTCGAGGCGTAACGCTTCATGGCGCCTTTGGCACTTCGGCCACTGTGGCGACGACCTTCTCGCTTACAGTGGCGTTTGCCACTGCGGGCGTAGCTACAATGGCGCGGACCTCTGGCATCTGCGCCACCGCATTCACAAGGAGATTGCGCGAAGCGGGGTCTACCGCCGCATTCGCATCCTGCACGGACTTCGGCTGAGCCAGTGTGTCCGCCACGGATTTGATCTGCGCCGACGGGCTCGCGCTGGCAGCGCCCTTCAGCGCGCTGTAGATGGGTGCCACGGCGCCAATGAGCGCCACGATCCCCGTAACGACTTCCATAAATCCGTGCCATATCTGGTTCACGTCCGTGGCAATGTCGCTCGCTGCCTGCGGCGTGAGGCCAGAGATAAAGTGCATCGTAGCCAGCGTCGCGAGGATGGTTCCCCCTGTGTTAAGCGCATGCCGACCAGCCGAACTGATCTGGTCCCAATTCCACTTCAGTGGGTTCATGCAGGGCGCCCCTTCATCCTTGGCCTGGCATCAAAGGCGCCCGGTAATCAGGAGGATGAGCAAGACGATGACCAAGAGCCCCACAAGCCCAATGCCGCTGTGTCCATAGCCATATCCGTAGCCCCACGGAGCCAGGCTGCCGCCGAGACCGCCGAACAGCAGGAGGATCAAGATGATGAGGATGATGAGTCCCACTGGCGCGCTCCTATGACGACTTCGCCGCTGCGAGCGACATCCACGTACGGACGCCGCCGGCTTCCAGCACACAGGCGAAAATGGCGCCCTTGTTATTGCCTAGGTTCACCGCTGCGCCGGCTGTGCCGCCGTCGATGATATCGTTCGCCCCACCAGGGAACACTTGCACCGTCTGCCCGCTCTCGTTGAACACCACGAGCATGTTGAGCGCCCCGGCGCCGCTGGCGGGGAGCTTCACCGCATCGCTCGCAGCGGAGGTCGTAACGCTGGTGATCGCCTGCGTGAGTTGCTTCGCGCCGGCGCGGGTCTGCACCGTCGATGCCGTCACGCCGCTATCGGTACTGAGGCTAAAGCCGGCGATGGCCTTGTTCAGATCCGTGCCGTCGATGAGCCGGAAGCCCGGCTGGAAGAGCGTGGGGGTAGTGGAGACTTCGGCCATCGTGTGTGCTCCTTAGTCGCACAGGCGGGATTGCCTGCGTTCTGATCGCACGTGCGGCGGCAAGCCGCGAAATTATCTCACTTGGTCACTGTACGGATTATAAATACCCGGCCGAGCGAGATCGGTAGGCATCTGCAGGGCTGCGATTTGCGTATTGGCCTTGCGCATGATGTTCAGGGCATTCTTCGCGAGCCCGATGAAATCGGGCCTGGGCGGCAGGTCGTACCCCGCGCGCAGGCGCACGACGAGGTTCCAATGGATTGCGCTGAAGTACTCCTTCGGCAGCACCAGCGCGACGTTCATGGCATTCGCTGCGATGTCGCTCAGGATGGCCTTCACCGTGATGTGCAGCTCGTAGATGTTCGGCTGCGCTATGGGCCAAAAGTACACCCGGCCGAGGGGATAGTCGCTGTCGTAGAAGACATTCATCGGGAAGGACTGCAGCTGCTTCAGCGCGATGAGGTTGTAGTCCTCGCGGCTCTGCAGCACCCTGCATGGGTAGTCGATCTGGTTTGGGGTGCTCTGCACGAGCTGGCGGAAGAATGCAGCCTCCAGCCGGTCGGGCGCGTCGGGAGTGTTGATATCCCCGGCGGGGCCAACCGTGTAGCTCTGCGCCCCCGTCGAGACCACCGACAGGTCCTGCAGATGCCGCACGAACCACCTGTTGTGGTTCCACTCCCCGAGCATGTAGTTGAACCGTTGACGGCACAGCTCGATGTCCTGGCCAGTGGCCGCTTGGCCGGTGCCCACAACCCCCGCGTCGAACAACGCGAGGGTAAAGAGATCGAGTGCTGTGGGCACGCGCAGGCACCATGGTTAGAGCTTCGCCGCAGGGCGCGGGGGCGAAGGCGGCGGGGGTTTCGGCGTCGCCATCGGCGGCACGTACGGAGGCTTCGCGATGGGCGGCACGGGCGGTTTCGCCGGGGGCGCGGGCTCGCCAGCGAACGGATCGAACGGAGGTTCGGGCTTCGCCGCCGCAGGTGGCGGGAACTCCGGCTCAGGCACCGTGCCCTCCGGCGGGGGCACATCGGCGCCGGGCGGCGGTACGAAGGTCATATCCTTCGGCTCTGCCGGCGGATGATCGAGGGCCTCTTCCTCCGCGCGGGAGTGTGCCACGACGCCATGCTTCGCGACGTACTTCGGATACTCCACGACTGGCTTGTCCTCAGGCATCTCCTGGCCGCACTGGCTGCACTTCATCGAGGTAGCTCCTATGTAGGCGGCGCCTCGCGCCGCTATTGCTTCGTCTGCACTGCGCCAATCTTCACGCCTGGCGGCAGGGCGTCGTCGGGCTTCACCGGCACCGGAGGTGACTCGACGCGCGGGGCCTCCGCGAGTTGCGCCAGTTCCGCGCGCAACTTCGCATTCTCTGCCGCCAGCCTGTTGCGCTCCGCAACGACCGGATCATCTTCGGCCTTGATCCCCGGCGCGCTTTCGCCCGCCTTGGCGAGTTCTTCCCGTTGGTTCTGCACGATGCATGGCTTGCCATCGGCGCCAGTGATCCACTTCGGATACTCGGCGTAGGGGCGCGGCCGTCCGTTCTCGTCAAACTGCCCGATCTTGCCTTCGGCTTCCATACGCTTGTAGACCTGTAGCATTGTCGGCTCCTTATTTGCTTCGGCGAAAGTGCTGCAACGGGAGTGGGAGGGGGTTAAGTCTGCCCTCTCCCGTCGCGCCAAGTCACAAGCGACGCCGACCGCACCTGTGACAAGCAAGCATAGCGCATCAGATTGCGTCGGCGACGGCACAGGCCCATTCCGGCCTGACCCAGAGATATCCGTACAGCACATCGAGTCTCGTGATGAACTGATCCGACATGATATTGTATGCGCTGATCATGCGCATCGAGATGCCATCGAAGGCCTCTCTCGCCGCCTCATGCACGCCACGCGGCAGCTCCAGGTCCGCCGTCGCCATTGTCACGGCCTCTGGCACAAAGGCGAAGTTCTTGCGATACGACGATGCACTCAGCGTCGCCGGCACGACATTCGCGGCGTTCGCCGGCGAGGCATCGACCGTCTGGTACTGCACAGGCGTCGGGCCTGCCGCGGGCGGGATGAGCGCGGGATAGATGTTCAGCGTGGTGCCGCCATTCGCCAGTGGCGAAGTGACTACGAACTGCATGAGGGTCTGCGTGGAGACCTTCGTGATGCGGTTGACGGAGTTGACGCCCGCGAACGTCACAATATCGCCCTGCGCGAGCGGCCCACCAGCGGCGTTGATGGTGATCGCGAGGCCGGTCTGCGTCGCGCCATTCACGGTGAAGGCAGTGGCCTGCGCGCCTGTGTATGCCCCGGTAGTGTGCTTAATCGTGGTCTGATCCATATACCAGTCGAAGCCGAGCGTATCGCTGGCGATCTGCCCACTCCGGTACTGGTCGCCGATCTTGCTCTGCGGGTTGAGCAGCCCGGCGAGGCTCGCGACGCTGCGGGCCATGGTCAGCGGATCGAGGATGAGCTTGCGGCGCCCGCGCGGCGCGGAGTTCAGGTCGAGGATCGCGCCGGCCTGCAGCCAGGTCTGCGCCACTGGGGTCTGTACATTGCCGGCGCCATCGAAGTTGGCGGTGAGGCGGGCCACGCCGCCCTCGACACCGCCCATGATATTGGCGGCGACCGCGCCGGCAAGGTTGTTGACCATCGGTGCGAGCACCCGGCGCGAGAAGTCGTCCAGGGACATGGTGCGATCCACGGACGAGTATGATACGTCCACGCCCTGCTGGGTCGAAAGTGACAGCGTGGTGGACTGTTCCGAGGTGTCCTGCACCGAGGCGGCGGGGCCGGTACGGACTGTGAAATCGTTGGGCAGCCGAATCCGTACCGTGGTGCCGATCTTCGCGCCAGTCTTGGCGAACTGATCGTCGTACTGCTGGTCGATGTGCTGGATGAACTCGTTGGAGTTCTTCCACAGCCGTACAGCCTCGCGGGTAATCATGTTGATCGTAAGGAGGGTATTCGCCATGGCTCAGGCTCCAAGGGCGCGGACGCGCGCTGTTGACACAATGGGCGGCCAACGGCCGCGCCGCTCGTGCCAAGGGCCTGAGGCTTGGCAATTCGTTGCAGGCAGGCAGGACGCGATGCAGGGTCCTGAAGTCTGCGCCGAGCATTACGCCCGGCCATTGGCGCGCGCTGCGCGCTCCTTCTCATTCCGTTGCTTGATGAAATCATCCATCGAGCAAGTTTCAAGGTCGATGTTCGGTGTGGTGCGGGCACCGACGCGCGGCTTGATCGGCTCCGGTGCAGCGCTCACGCGCCGACCTGCGGTCAGCGCGGCAGCGGCGCGCAGGACAGGATTGGCTTCGCTGCCTTCACCGGCGAGTTCATCGCCTTCTGGCGCGGTCGTCTTAGGCTTCAGCCCCTCGCTATATCGTGCCACCGCGATCGCCATTCGCATCGGCGGGAGGGACAGTATCCGGTCGAGTTCATCGGGGTCCTTGCCAAGCCTGTACAGCACTTCCCCTGCATGTTGCGAGTCGCCAGTCTCCAGCACGGCCTGGACGAAGTCCCCCGGCACGACAGGGCCGGTGAGGGCCTTCAGCCCTGCAATCGACTCGTCATAATCCGCATGGGTCTTACGCCCGGCGATCACCGCGTCATCGACTCGGCGGTTGAAGAGGTTCTGCTCAGCGAGGCGGCCGGCTTCGCGCTGGAGATCGGCCTCGGTGTAAGTGCGCTTCGCGGGCGGCGCAGGCGCGGCAGGATCACCCGGCTTCGCCGCACCTTCGGCACCGGGCAACTTTGCGAGTTCCGCCAGGGTCTCCTCGGCGAGCCGCGCCCTGGCCTCTGCGGCCTCTGCGCGCCTGCGCTCGGCCCACTTCTCGCTCGTGAGCCGCGAGATGCGCCCGGTGGCGGTGTCTGCGGCGGGCCTTGGCGCTGTCGGCGCGGCGGCGGGCTCATCAGCGGGAGGCTCAGTCCCGCCGCCGCCCTCTGCACCCGCCGCTGCTGCCGGGGGCTTCGCTGCGGGCGAGAGGAGTTCACTTAAAGGCTTCAGCGGCGCTGCAGGCGCGTCGCTCGGCTGTGGTGTCGGAGTCGGGCCGGGCTCAGGCGTGGGCGTCGGCACTCCGCCGGGGCCAGCGGCCAGTTCGGGATTTGCGTCGTCTGGAGGTGTCATGGGGCAGTTGTTCCGCGTTGTCGGCCGCGCGTCAGGGTGGCATCGGCGATTAGGGCATCGTACACGCGCTCTTTCAAGGCCTCCGGGGCCGGGGATGCCAACACGGCGGCGAGTGTGGCCCGAGCCGATCCGTCGCGCACGAACACCGGATACAGCAGTTCGATGAACTCAATCTCCAGCAGCGCGGGCGATAGCTCAGGGCAGAGGGCCTTCATCTGCGCGTAGAGGGCATTATCCCCACCCATGACCTTCGCGTATAGCTCGTGGGCCATCTCGATCGCAGTGTTGCGCACCAGGGGATGGCAGTGCATATCCCGCCGGGTGTCGCGGCGCGCCAGCGCGCGCTTCATAGCAGACATCTCACTCATCTGCGAACTCCGGGATGCCGGCGGCGGGGCGAAGCTCGCGGGGCTTCCCGTCCGTGCCGAGGGCGTACGCGCCTGTGGCCGCTGCGAGTGGCACGCCCATGCGCAGCACGCCGGGGTGCTTGAACATCGCCGGGTCGAACTTCGCCCATGGCACCCTGGCGCCGTACACGTAGCCCGGCTTGTGCGGAGACTCGCGGAATAGGATGTACGAGTCATGGCCTGGGTCCTCGACGGTGTTCTCGTACACAATAGAGTCGTGGCCCTTCGACTCAAGGTAATTGCGGAGGTTCTTCACCTGCTTCTCGCGATTGCCGAGGTAGTCGGAGAATGCGCGGACGGACTGAGGATTTGTCGCATCATGCGGCGCGCGGGGTTCGAGGAAGCTCTCTGGCACTACGTCCTTCGCCAGCGCGCGCTTCAGTTCCTCCATCGGGAACTTGTCCGGGTCCATAAGATGTAACTTGTTTGCGACCTTGCCGGCTTCCCACGTGCCGGCGTCCGGCATGCGCAGCGGGTTCTGCGCCACGATGGCACTCGGGTACACCCGCGGTGCCTGCGTCAAGCCAAGTGGATTGCCTTCGCCTGCGTACTCCTTGTATGTGTTGGGAGTACCACTAGGCATGATTTCCTGCGCCGCGCGGGGCGAGCCGAAGTGGACGCCCAGTTCATCGTCCGGCAACTTGAACTCATCGAATACGTTGTGCGAGCCGGAAGCGCTGCGATCCATCTGGTTCGTACCGTGATGCACTGCGACGTTGTAGCCCTGTGCCTGCGCCTCTGGCGGGATGGTCCATTGGGCCTCGCGCGGCAGCGCGTGCGGGTCGAGGGGCGCGGGTGGAGGTGCCGGTGGTGCCTCTGCTCCCGATACATCGAAGATACTTGCACCAGGGTCCTTCGCCAACTTCGCTGCTATGGCAGCATCACTAATGTCAACCTTGTGCCAATTAGCACCCTCCCCAGACGGGAGCCCGAGTGCATCTTCGACGTGCTTCATTGCCTCCTTGGATGACAATTTGCTGAACTCTGCCCACGTTGGCATCTTCATCGGCGCGTTCATGCCGAGGGCTCCCGTGCGGCCGAACGGCATGGCGCCTCCAGCGGCGTAGCCGCTCATCGTCACTGCGTCGCGCACGAGCGCGTTCATCTCGGGCAGGCTCTGCGGCTGCAGATTCGAGCCGTGGGTGTAGGCGCGTTCGAGGCCCTCCTGCGTCAGCCGCCCCGGAGTGAGCAGCGCCTGTGGCGCGGCGGCAAGGAGATCGTATAGCATATTGCCGCCGGCGAAAAGGCCACGGGCAACACTGCCGGGGGCTCCGGGCGGGCCGAGAGGCGCCCTGTGCGTCATGGTCGCCGCGAGGGCGTCATAGTCCACCGGCAGCAAGTCGCGCGGCGGGGTGTCAAGTTCGGTGTCGGGCGGGCACACGTCTACTTCACCACACTATACGCATTGCTGGCACCATAGTTCCGCACGTACCAGTGGCCGTCCTTGCCCTTCCGCGCGCCAGGGATGGGTGGAACGTCGGTGACCTTGCTCGGCAACTGGATTGGGCCACCTTGGCCGTTGGCTGCTGCAGGACCATTGCCGCCTACGTCCTGCATATTCGCCCGGAGTATCTCGCCCGTGGCATCGGTGCCGATGATCTCGCGCATCGTGCGGTCGATCATCTCGTCCAGCCCCGGCACTGCCGGCGGGCCGCCCTCGCCACCTTGCTGCTTCTTGTAGTCCAGCAGGGTCTTGAGGCGCTCTCGCACCTCGCGCATCGCGTCGATATCTCGCCGCTCGTCCTTGCCGCGCAGCTTCAGCTTGTCGCCGGCGGTGTCCATGAGGGTCTTGCGCAGCAGGTCCTGCAATTGGGCTACTTGGGCCTGGAGTTGTTGCTCGGTGATTGTTGGTCCTTCGCCGAGGGCTTGCGGCGGAACCATGCGGCGCAGCCTAGCGGCCGCCTCATCCGCCATATCGAAGTCCATCGAGCGCAATAGCAAGTCCCCGACGAGCGGGACCATTGTTGGGGCCTGCGTAAGTAGCAGCGTAAGGGCATTCGCGGTCTCCTCGCGCTTGGTGCCATAGGAGGGCCCGATATCGGCCTCGACTTCGTAGGTGCCAACGGCGGGATTCAGCACATGCGCCGCGACGGTGCCATCATGCTGCATTCGCTTCGCATACACCGCCTGCGCCTGGGGGTCGATCTCCAGCTGGAAGTCGATGCCATCCTCTGCGACGATGCGCATCACGCGAGCGGTGTCGAACAGCCTCGGGATGAGATCGAGGAGGATTTTGCCGACCTGGCGTATCGCAATGGCCAGATTGTCGATGTAGTGATACGTTGCGTTATCGCCCTGGCGCTGGCGTTCGCCGATGGCCTTGGCAGAGCGCTCGTTGCTGCGCTCGCCCATGGAGTCTTGGTACTGGCCCGAGACCATGGCGAGCTCATTCGCACTGATCTGCATGCCACTGAGGGCCACGGGCGCCGCGACGGGCGGCTCGACGCGCTGCGGCGCCGGGATGGGGTTGCCAGCGTCATCAAGGCCATTGAATGGCAGTACAGAGTGATTCGTCCTGTTTGCGGTGTTCCAATAAGACTCGTACCCCTCGATGGCCTCTGCCGGCGCGATCCAAGGGCTCTTCGCCTGCAGCGCGCCGTACTCCACCGCCAGCGACGACCAGTAGTTGTACATCCGCTGCGGATCAATCATCGCACGAGTGTGGCCCTTGCAGTCATACACCCCGTCGATGACGACCTCTTCGCCGATGACCGGCACCAGCGGGATGTACTTCCCGACCCATTCTTTCGACTCTACAACCCTGTCGCCGACGATGAAGTGCCACTCAATGCGCTCAGTGGTAGTATCGCGGCGCTTAGTTTGCGGAGCGTCTTGGATCATCTTGAGCAGGTCTGGCGCCTCCTTCAGTATGCTCTCGCGCATAGTCAGCACGGTGCCAGACTTCGGATCGGTGTAGGCGTACAGCACATCTGCTTCGGACACCTTGCGGAAGTACTCACAGACGCGGACGAAGTCGGTATGGACCCATGATCCGTCCGCGCTAACTGCGTTGTCTGGCGCGGCGAAGCCCTTGAACTCCGGGTACTGCGTGTCGAACTCGTCCTTGAGCACATCATCGAAGATGAACGCATAGCGCATGTCGGACTTGTCCGCCTCGCGGCACTCAGGATCGACGTACACCGTAAGCGGGTCGTCGATGCGCATGATCCGGGGCTCCTGGTCGAAGGAGTCCTCATTCACATACTGCGTCGTGACGCGGAGCCAGCCCTTCCCGGCCTCCACCTGGAACCGCGTCGCGGTGTCGTACGCCACGGTGGCGTTGCTGCGGTACTCGATATACCTCATGATGGCATTCAGCATGCTCGCTGACTCTGCCGTCGCACCGTTCCCCGTCGGCCTGATCTTGATCGCCGGTTTGTTCTGCAGCGCGTCGTTGATGATTTGCCTGTTGTGCTGCCGAACCTTGTTGATCGTCAGGCAGGGGCGCTCTTCCACATCCCGGTTGCGGCGGATGTCATTCGGCCACTGGTAGCCATTATAGGCGTCTGCGTTGGCGAACTTGATATCATCGAGGTAATACTGCCGCGCGTTGTGCTCCCACTTCGCCGAGTGATTGAAGCGATCCTTGGCCTCGCGCAGGAGGGTGGCATCGGTGCTGTTGCCCGTGTGCGGGTTGTCGTCCGAGCGCTCCATGGCGCTATTGCCGGGCGCAGAGCCCTGCGGCATGGGCGACGGGTTGGCGCGGGAGGCGAGGGTGTCGGCCATTTGCTAGTGCCCAAGCCAGCGGGTGTTGGCGCGGGCGGCTTCGCCGGCGTACGGCACGCCGGTGTGGTCCTCGGGCTCGCCAAAGGCCCCCGCAATGGCACCGATGACGCTCGCCATGCCTGGCAATGCAAGCCGCCGGCGCTGCGAGGGCATCTTGCTCGCTACGCCGAAGTACTCGAAGGCCTTCGATGCATCGGAGTGCTCGTCGTGCAGCGGGTGCTGCGAGAATTGCTTCGTCTGCGAGTCGATGTCATAGCGGTAATGCCGCAAGTGGTGTATTCCTTCGGCGCACCGCGCCGCATCGAAGTAGCACTGCGGGAACACCGTGCGTGCGGCGTTGATGAGGTCCTTCTCACTCACCTTCTGCACAATACGCACGGTCTGCAGCTTCGCCCTGGCCTGCTCCTCGATGGTCATCTTCATGCCGAGCTGCTTCGCCCTGGCATCGTGCGGGAGCCAGTGGGTGCCGTACAGATAGGATCTGTCCTGCAAGACCTTCAAGTAGTGGTCGATGTGCTTCAGCCGGGACTCGTAGAAGTCGATGATACGGTACTCATAGCCGACTTGCTGCACAAACCATATGCTGGTGTGATCGCTGCGGCCAAGGTCCCAATAGGTGTTCACCGGCACGGCACGGTCATAGGGGACCTTGCAAATGCGCTCCTGCACCGCAGCCTCACGCAGCTCATCGGCATAGACACTACCTTCGAGGTTGCGCTTGCACTGACCTTCCCACACATGCAGGTAGGAGTCATAATTGCGTGCCTTCAGCGCATCCCGTTCCGCCGGGAGTTCTGTTTCGGCGAACCACGGGTTATCCCGCCACGTCATGAACACTGCGATGCAATTCGGCGGGGGGTTCTTCACGAAGCGCTCGTACGTCGCGTCAGTCTCCAGATCGGGATTGAAGGTGGCAATGATCTCGCTTCCAGGTTTCCGAACTGTGGGGATCAACACGTCCCAGGAGTTCGCACTCACCGCATTGGCCTCTTCGACCCAACAGTAGTCCACGCCCTCGTAGGACTTGATCTTCGTAATGTTGTGCCGGATGCCCTCGAAGCGGAACTCACTGCCGCACGCAGAGCGGATCACCGCCTGCTGCACATCGTAGAGATGCCCGAGGCCGAGCTTGTCGATCTGCTGAACCAGCAGCTTATGCACCGAGTCCTGAATGGAGTGCTGCAGCTCGCGACCGCAGAGGAATTGCAGCGGGCGCCGGGCGGCCTCGATGACGGCCCACCTGGCCACGCCCCACGACCTGCCGGCACCGCGGCCTCCGTACAGTATCTTGTACCGGCTTGCCCGGTGCTTGGGCTGCCCATCTGGGGCCAGCACCGGCGATCCGTCCTTCAGCGTTTCGTAGAAGGTGTGGAAGATTTTCGAGGGGAACTGCGCGTCGATGCGCGCTGCGGCGGGGGCTGTTGCGTACATGCTATGGAGCGAAGTGGGGCCACGTTCGTCTCAACGATTGTGGCCCCACACCCATCCCCCCGTTCACTGTGCTCGCCGCTGTCGGCCCATTTGCCAGTCTCGACAAAACGTTTCCATCGGAACAGCCGATGGAGGCGCATGGCAGCGGCGGGGCCGCTGCCAGTGCACTACGCCAGCCCAAGGGCTGCAATGAGTGCCGAGTCGCCCGTAATGGTCGGGCTGCCGACCAGCACAATTCGTCCATTGCGATCGAGCGACGCGATGCCGGGGATGAAGTCGTTGAAGCGCTGCACGATGAGCGCTGGCGTGCGGCGCATCAAGTCACAGGAGAACGTAGTGCCATTCACCGTGATCGTGGCGCCAGGCTGCGGCGTCGTGAGCGTCCGCGGAGCTTGGCCCTCGAACGCCGGCGGCTGCACGAACGTCGCCGATTGTGACGGCGGGGCGATAGGGCACTGCGACACAGTCCACTGCGCTACGGTAGTCATGGGCAAAAACTCCACTCGGGTTGATAAGAGAGGCGCATTTGCGCGCCCAAGTCTACAGGTCGCTGCCGTGGGAGGCTTTCAGACAACCTGTCCTTCCTAGTGCGTGGCGAGCCACCTCGCTACATTCGCCAAGTCAGGCGCGTACGGATCATTGCGTTGCGCAATTGCCACTGCTGCGCGCAACTCCATTACAGTCGTCGGCCTTTGCATCAGTTCATACGCCCATACCGACGTTACTCGACGCTCGAACGGGAACAACAGCGCCGCGTCCATATAGTGATGCTGTGCAATATTCACCTGTGCCACGATAAGCATACTCGCGTACAACGCACCCAGCCCGACACAGAGCACCAGCAGCGCTTGCAGCCAGGAATGCTGTTGCGGGTTCGTGGGCTGGGAAGCCCGCCAGCGCACATACGCCAAACGCCACGAGGCTTGCGCGCTCGCCGGCGCACGCGCCCGTGCCCCAACCACGCAGCAGGCGCCATCCGGCAGGAAGCAGCAGCAGCACTCCCAATCCATATTCGGCGAGAGCCTCGATGAAGTCCGCATGCGCATGTTCAGGCCGCCACTCGAAGATCGGCAGCTGCGCGATGCGCGGATATTCGGCGGGCCAAGAGCCCGCACCGAAGCCGAACCACTCCAGATTGCGCACCGTGTACAGCACATAGTCGAAACGCTCGTGCAAATGCGGCGATTTCGCCAGCAGGGCAGCGGCGGCGACGGTCGCCAGTGCAATTCCCCACATCCACCACAAGCGAGTGGAACGAACGCTCAGTGGTGCAAGAGCACATACCACGGCGATAGCACTGGTGATATTGCCCACTACCAATTCCACTCCGTCCGGCCGTGGCACGAGGAACCAGCACAGGAAGCACGGCACTACGGCTGCTGCGGCGATCCACTCGCGCCGGCCGTAGGCCCATGCGAACACCACTGCTGCAGTCCAGCCGAGCACGTTGCTGTTGACGAACAGCCCCGCTGGCATCGCACCCGGCCCAGCCTGGGCTACGCCGTCCCAGCCAAAGAGTTGCGCTAGCACTACGGCAGAGTTGACCGCCATGCCAGCCGCTGCACCGCGCCACAACCACCGCGTGTCGCCCTGCGTCGCTAGCGCGAAGCCCATCGCCACCAAGACGCATTGCCACACGGTGTTGACGGACTCCAGCGGCACAGGGGACCATGCGACGCTGAGCGCGGCATATGCGAGGAACGCAACGATGGCGCCGATGCCAGGCACTTTCGTCCATGGCATTGCCACTGCGATACATGGCACTATGGTTGCAAGGAGTATCCACTTCGGAGCCTCAGAGGGGTCGATCCACCCAGGTACGAACGCAGCGCACAGCAAAAACCCGAAGGCTGCTTGCGCTGCGTTCACGTCGCGCTCCGCGGGGGCCTAGAGGCCCGTCCAGGCGTTGATGACGCCACTGCCGCCCATCGACAGGATGTAGATGCTGCTGCCAGCGGCGGGGAAGCCCGCGGTGCTGGTGCACTCGATCGGTACGTTCACCTGCGTGGCGAGGAACGTCTGCAGGGTGCTGGTGCGCAGGGCAGTACAGGCGGTATTGCCGGTGCATGCAGTCGTGGTACATGACCCGAAGCCCGCCGTGTACGTCATCGTCGGGGTCTTATACATCTGCACAGGGAAGGGCAGAATGCCCTCCGCGAGCGATGTGGTGGAGGTGAAGCCCCCGGCGATCACCGCACCGGCACCGGCGCCCTCGGAGAGCTTGTAGAAGTACTTCAGCGCTGCCGCGGCGTCCTTCTCCTTCGGCTGGACCTCGAACAGCGACGCCACGCCGCTGCGCTCCAGCTGCGCCCCGGTCCAGGCGAAGCCATCCGTGGCTCCGCTGCCGGCAGCCGTCGGGGTGAAGCAAATCTCGACACCGACCTCGGTCGCCGTGGCGGGAATCGTGACAGTGGTGCTATACCTCGCGAAGGTCGTGGAGACCGAAAGCGAGGTGTTGACCACCGTGGTGATGCCGGTCCAGGCGGGGGTGATGGCCGGCGAAGCCGTGGGCGTTGCATTGAGGCCTTCATCGGTGCCGGTGCCGCTGATGACGATCATGTTCACTACATTGCCGTTGTCGGCCGAAAGGCCGGCCAAGGCGGCAATGTATGCGCTGAACGTCACGACCTGCCCAGCGAGCTGGGTGGCATCGGGCGTGGGCACAGCCGACATGACACACACGGGTTGCGTCAGTGCGCCCGAGGTGCGGAACACCTTCATCACATTGGTGAAGCCCGCAGGCGGCGACGGCGACGAAGTCACGATGGCCGTACGGCCAGCGCCTACAGCGACATTGGCGATGCAGCCCCACCGATCGGCCGAAAGGCCCGTGGTGGCAATCGCCGCGTTCTGGGCACATGTGACCGTGCCAGTGCCGTTGGTATTGGTGATGTTGAGCGCGCCGTTGCCGAGGAAGTTCCTCGGGGTGCCCCAGGTGGCACCGATGGCACTCGATGGGATCGTCACGGTCTGCGGGAACGCCCCACCGGGGAGGAGGGTGTCGGCTGGTACGTTCTCATTGCCCGTGATATACGGGTAGCCGGGAGACGAGCCTGGCGTGGGGTAGCCGGGGAACTGCCCCGCCGCGTACGCGGCCGTTGCCGCCACCATCGCGAGCGCGCCGAGGGCGCCAAAAACCTTACGCCTGTGCATCTTGCTTACTCCGTGTGCCCCCGGTGCAAGGGATCAGGTCGGGACGAGTGGCCGGGGCCACCAGCACCGACGCTACTCGGTGTTACTTCAGCGACTTCACGGCGTCGCGCAAGGACTCGCTACCGGCGTTGGTGCCCTGGCCCTCGATTTCACTCAGCCGCGGGCGCTCCGCGTGGTATTCCTCGCGCCGGTGGTAGCCAGTACGGTCGCTGCGCGAATGGCAGGACACCCAGCCGTTGTCGATCTTCCGCACGTCGATGCTCATGCTCTCGCCCATATCTTCGCGAGAGCCTACGGGGGCTGTGGCGATCACATCGACGCTACTGCGACTGCGCTTTCCCATACCACTTTGCCCTTGCTGCTACCGCCCACCCTGCAGGATGAAGCCGAAGTTGTGCCAACCGAGGAGGAACAGAAGTACCCACAGGAACAAGCCCGTCATGTACGGACCGCGGACTCCGCCCCAGCCCCACCAGCCGACACCGACGTAGCCGAGGAGCCACAGGAGCATCAATATCCAGAAGAGGAAGCCAATCGGCATGGCGCTAGCACCCGTGCTCGTTGCGCTTATGCCCGAACAGGCGGCCCTTCATGTCCGGCGTGGGGCCTAGGTGCGTCAGGCCGGCCTTCGCCGAAGGCGGCGAGGCGATGCGGGTGCTCGGCCCGTGCTTCCCACGGTCCTTGCCACTCATCTCCATGCGATCGTGCGGCTTCGGGAGGGCGTTTTCGCCCCCTTCGGGGCTCTTGAGGTGCTTGCCGCGCATATCAGGGGGCTCCAGCAGTGCGGGATGGGCGCGCGTTGCGCTATGCCGGCATATGATCGCGCCTGCGCGGGCGCTGTCAACGCCTACGGCGTCGCAATGGCGTTGGTGTGGCCTCAGCAACCACCAGCAGCTATCTCCCCGCCCGGTCCGGGCCTATTTCCGTCGTTTAACGGGATTGGAAATCGAGGATGTACTGCATTTACAATGCAGGGACCGAAATGGTCCGTATATTCGCGCAATTCAGCGTTGCTCATGTATCCTGCACGCTTCCCGCAGTCTACACACTCGCCCCACATGCCTGTTTCATCACTCGCAGGGCGAAACGGGCACATTTGAAGCCAACAGCGGATGAATCTGAACATCATTTCCTCACTGACTGTCCGAACAGGAACCCCAGCGCGAGGCTCAAGAAGTCGCTAACTGCGTCCAGGGCGTCTTTCTTCGTCACCCCGGCATCGTTCGGCGCGAAGAACAGCACTGCGGTGAACAAAACGAGTGCCAAGAGGGTCACCAGCGCTGCTGTGTTGCCGGGAAGGTGCGCCGGATCGCCGAAGATGCGGTTGAGCCAGCCCACTCTACGGTGCCCCTTTGCCGATGTAGTGCCACGTCGGTATTTGCGAGCCCCCGAGCGCCACGCGCAGCGCGGTGCGGAAGTCCCCGTACACGAGCGTTGGGTCGCTATCTCGGGTCAAGTGGCGAGTGACGACAATGCCGGCGACGTGGCGGCCGTACGCAGCACCGACGACAGGCATGTACAGCGTGCGCAGCGACTGCCTGGCACTCGTGGTGTCGGTGAGTTTGCACTCCAGCACCACCCAGGCATCGACGTTCTCGATGTGCAAGAGCACATCCGCCTGGCAGTACCCGCGACCGTTGGCGTCGATGTAATCGAACCACTGCCCAATGTGCCATCTGCTCGATGGAAATGCCCCCTTGAGGGCCTTGGCCACCGTGCGCTCGTACCGAATGCCGAGGGCCTTAACGCCGCGTGGGCGGCCGATAGGGATGCAACGCGGCCGAGGGCACGGTTCGGCGCGCAGGAGGTCCGCAACGCAGCGTTTTGCCTCAGCTGCCACCGCCGGAGTCCCATTTATCGCATACGTACTCGGGCGCTATCTTGCCCTTCACCCAGGTGCAGAGCCCCGTGCGGGGCAGGAACATGCCGCACGAAGCGCATGCACGGGTATCGCGGCCCTCCTCGCGGTAGCGGACCTCGGCCTGCGTGAACTGCGACTTCGCCCGCACGCGCTCCATGTGGGCGAGCAACTTGCCGCCGTACGGATACAGCGCCAAGTCCCGTGGTACACGCGTGATGCGCTCGTGCTCGATCGGCGCGTACTCGGGGTGCAGGGCACCTCGATAGGTCTGCCAATCATAGCCAGCGCTGACTACCGCATATTGCTCCGCCGCTGTGGCGAGATGGTGGCACGGCTCGTACTTGCGATACTCACGCAGGCCTGCTTCGGCCTTTGCCTGCAACTGCGCCTCGTGCCAGATGGCCTCCTCGATGGCCTCATGGACTTCGAGGAACTTGTCCAGCGGAATTCCGCTCACCTCCGCGGGGAGGTCCTTGTCCACATAGACATACAGCCCATCCTCGCTAATACCGGCGAGATACGGAATGGTGAAGGTGCGCAAGATGCGGCGCTTGCGACCGATCCGTGCGCCGATGGCGGGGTACTTCAGCAGCAAGGCGCGCAAGCGCGGCAACGAGCCGGGGGCATCATCATACAGTGAATGATCCCCGCTGGCCATGGCTACGCCAGCCTGCCGGGGCGCAACGTCACAAGTTGATCTGCTGAGGGCGGCGCGTCGCGCCTGAGCGGATCGCGCGCTCGCGCATCCTCGATGTGCGCGTTGTACCATGCGAGCATGGCATCAGCGTCGCTGAGCACCGTGGCGACCTGCCCATCGTCGTTAATGCGCGTGGCGCAATCGATGCACATCGTCAGCGTGGCGCGGTCGCCTAGGGCGCTCATCGGTGCAAGTGCTCCATATCATGCAGGACCTTACGGATATCCGCGGGCTTGATGCCCCTGCAGGAGTTATCCGGCAATAGCTCGTCGATTTCCGCCTGCAGTTGCTCCTGTGTCACCACCCGCGTAGCGCGCCACTCAGCCATCTGGCGAGTGACAGGGTCATCACACACAGCGCCGCCGATGGTGCCATCGCAGCTGGCGAGCATTAGTGCTGCGCCGATCGCCGCGCAAAGCGCCCTCACTGCTCGTCCTCCGTGCTGCTTGCGTCGGGCGACCCGATCAGGCCTAAGGGGCCTGCTGGCGCCTGCGGCGAGGTGATCTGCGGGAATGCGTGGCCAGAGCCGCCGGTGATGAGGGCCTCGTCTCCATCGAGGGTCAGGGCGAGTTCGGGCGTGCCGGCCTTCGGGGTGACGCAGGAGATGGTGAGGTGCAGGCCAGGGCCGGTGCCGTTGGTGCTGCCGCGCGCACCGCGCCGCTCTGCCGCAGGCCCGATGAACTCCGTGACGATCTCCTTCAGCTGCGTGTTGGTGAATTTCTCCGGGGCGTCTTCAAGGCGATCCAGTAACTCCTCCGCTGCGGTCATCCCCACTACTGCCAGCCGCGAGGCCGCATCACCGAACTTCGCGTCATGGAGGTCCTTATAGTGCGCCACGAGGTCCATGAAGCCCTGGTCGCTCGACTGCAGGCGATAGATGGTCGTGAGGGCGTGGCCGGTGAGGGCGCTACATTCGGCGGGGGACTTGCCGAGGGCGATAAGGCGGGCGAGCATATGATGCGAGTACCGTAGCCGCGCGAGCTGTGGGGCGCCGGTGCCGAGGGGGGTAGTGTTGAGGGTGTGAATGTCATCCGGCGTGAGGTCGCGCAGATATGTGAGGTGAACATCGACTTCCCGCGCCTTGCGCGTGCCGGGGCCGCCGGCGAAAGCCTCCAGCCCGAGCAACGCGATGTCGTCGAGAATCTCGCCGGTGCGGGTCATAGCGGCGCAGCGACAGTGGTGAGGTTAAATGGAAGTACTTCGCGCACGGTGAAAGCCTTTGGCAACCTGATGCAACTGCGTACCGAGTTTGCTCTGCGTCTGCGCGAAGGCTTCGTCGTATTGGTGGTCGATGTGCTGCAGGGATGCGTTTGAGTCCTTCCACAAGCGCACCGACTCGCGCGTGATTTGCGAAACGCCGAGGAGGTTCCCAGCACCAGTGCTGCCATACATCACCGCATCGGCGACCTGCTGCTGCAGCTTGTCGATCATCAGCCCCATGATGCGCGCGGCGCACTCGTCGAGCGTGAGCCAATCGCGCGCTGCGAGCGCCCTGACGGGCATGATATTCGTCGCCTTGACGATCGCCGGGGCGAAGATGAAGAGCGCGCCGAGGCCAGTGATGAAGCCGCGCCGATGCAGGGCAGGCGAGTCGATCATTATCTGGTTCCTAAGATTTTCTTGCTATCTGCTTCAGATGCGCGCACCGCGCCGGACTGCAAGGGCTCATATGAGCTGTGATCTCCGGGTACGTTCTCGTGGTGCTTGAACATGCACTTGCGGCAGAAGTACACATGAGCATAGTACACGTAGTGCGCGCCGCTGCCTGGGCGTAAATGATCGCTAATTGCTGCGACAAGACCCTGATACTGGAAGTCGTGGTCTAAGCCTTGGTCTTGGCACTGCATCGAGCTATAGCTCCCTCACGATGTTCACCTGCGTCACGTAGCACCGGCCCAGGAGGTCCATGCCGGTCGAGACGCTCATGTGGAAGTTGTGCTTCCGGGCCTCCTCGAATATACGGCACACTGGCTCGTATGCCTCTAGCACGCGCTTGCGCAGATCCGCGGCGAGTTGCACGTCGGTCTGCGTGGCGGGAGCAAGCCGGGTGATGTTGGATGGCTCGGGGGCGGGGATGTCGGTCATGGGCGGCGGTGTAGCATGCGCGGCGCGGTGGCGTCAAGGCTGCTGTGGTGGGCCGCGCCGGGGAGGTGCACAACGTGGCCCCAGCGGCGCGGCCCCGGTAAGGTGACGGCAGACGATGCAGGCGCTATGCCGCGAGCCCAGCTTCGCCCGCTTCGCCGCCGAGAGCATCGTAACGCACCGTAGCGGGCTCTGGCAGCCCGCGAGGGCCGTAGACGAACGCCGTGCCGTTGCGGACGAAAGCCACAGTTCGCACCACGCCCTCGGACGTAACCACGCGCTGGCCGGGGAGGGCGGTTGTGCCGGGGCGCCCCGTGGTGCGGGATCGCAACAGGACGCTACCATTGGCGCGATGCATTACAGACATGGAATTTCTCCAACGATTTCCAACCATTGCCCACACCATACCACGGCCGTAGGCCCGTGTCAAGCGATACGTTGTGGCGAGCGACGGCGCAGCCGTCCCACAATGTGGGCTCGCAGTCTTAGCGATCGCACAGAGGTCGCTTCTATGCCACGTAACTGGCGATCCCTTATGGCCAGTACCCCCGGTCGCCTACAGCGACGAGCGCTTGCAGCGCGAGGGGAGGGCGCCGCAACGCCCTCGTCGCGTCAGTCATACATCGCTGCTCGTATCGCCTCGTTCGCTACCGTTGCAGGCCTTGCTCCTTCCTCATACCTGTCTGCGTAGCAGTAGTCAGGCAGATCATCGTAGCTCATGCCTGTCTTTGCCCGCACCACTGCATCGACCTTGCGCAGCCAGTCGCGAAACTTTGCCTCGTTCCAATCCGACATGCTCTTTCCCTTTTCCCGTTACCGGCGCGGTATCCGCGCGCCCACTGTGTGATATTCCCAGGCCTGTCCGATCCAACTCGCGCACTATAGCACAACGCGCGGCGCGATGCAAGCACAATCTTTGTGCACCAGTGCTGCGGCGTTGCCGCGATGCACATGCGGGGTGCATGTGCGCTCGTGGCGGGCGTTGCGCCGACCCTATGTCGCGGGCCGAATGGGGCGCGCCGGGGCAGCGCGCCCCATGGGTGCGATTTGGCGCAATCGGCCTATACCGATGTCGCGGGCGTCCGTCGCGTGTTAGCACCCCGCGCGGCGATTGCGTCGCGTTGCGCACAATGTCGCGCACTATACCGCGCACATGGATTTGCGTATCCCAGGGGTCTCGTCGGTCCCCGGTGCGTGGGCGCAGCGCGCCGTCCCACCATCGCCGCGACGAGCGTGGCCCCATGCCTGCGCCGCGCCGCGCGTGCGGTCCAATCTGTGCCCTGCGTACCACACCCCTCGACCCCTACCCTCAGATTGTGGCTTTTCTGTGTCATTATTTTTATATTACAGACAGACAGCCCTACGGCACACGCGCGGGGGGACGGGGAGGGGCCTGGCATGCCAAAATCCATGTGCGCAGCACGGTGCGCAGCATTGTGCGCATGCCGCGCGGTGCGCGCCAAATCCCGTGCAATTCCAACCACATACCGCACTGCGCAATAGTCCTGTTTCGGACCTATTGCGCATGTGCTGCGCACCATACCGCGCACATGTTTTCGCTCGCCCATCACGGCAACGCAACAGGCTTAATCACCACAATTTGCGCCTCGACGCCTGCGCGCAGCACATCATACAAATCCCGCGCAACACGCGATCGCATCGACTCCATAGCCCTCGCGATCCGCGCCCCTGGCGCACTGCTATCCGACCACGTTGGCGCAACAGCCCGCGCAAAGTCCTTCAGGTCCTGTTGATCGGCGTACTTGGGCGCCCAATCGGGCGCGATCAGGTCCAATGCCTTCATAAGTTTCTCGATATCATCCATGGCGTCAGCCCTCCATATCGTGTTGCATTCAACTCGCGCAATGTAGCACATGCGCGGCGCGCACGCAAGCACTATTTCTCACGCCGCACAACACCATCAGCAGAAACGTTCGCCAATGCGACTGCATCCTCGAAGCGTGCATAGTCGAAGCGCCCGTCCCCAAATTCTGTGCATACCAGGGCGATTTGATCCAACACGGTTTCCTGCACCAGCGCCCGCGCCGCGAATGGCACGCCTTCAATTGCAAGGGACTTATCAATCGCACCGATTGCTTTCGCAAGGCGAATGAAGTGGTGTTTGTGCATGGTGAAGCCTCCAAGTTGATAGCGCGACTATACCACGGTGCTGCGCATGTGTCAAGCGCCCCGCAACGTAATGTACCAATACCAGTACGCATCATCATGCCACCACAGCGCGATCACCAGCACGCGCCCGCGATACGGCGGCGCGTTGCCGAATGCGCGCACGCGCACATAGTTGTTCGCCCAGATGGCCGCAATGCGTGCGGCAAGCGTGGTTTTCATGTGCATGACGTGTGCTCCCGATTTGATGTACACATAGTAGCACATGCAGGCGCATGTGTCAAGCGGGCGATGCAAACAATCCGCTCGCATCGCCCCGTCGCATCATTCGGGCAATTTCACCGGCGCGAGCGTAATGGGCGCGCGTTTACGGTTGCCACGATTGGCGAGCCGTCGCCGCAATGTTTGCGGCCCAAACACGCGCGGCAAATTGCGCACGACAACTCGCGACCACGCATGCACGGGGCCAATTTGATCCAACCCCGCACGTCGCCGCGTGCGCCGCATCACAACGGCTCGCACGAATGCCCGATACCATCGGTGCATTCCACAACGCACGACGAGCCGTCAATGAACGCGACCGTCGCGACGTACAACGTCGCGGGCGCAACATCACCGGCCCGCACCGCATCGGCTTCCCTCATATGCACCACATGCGCCTCGTCACGGTACAATATACCAATAACATCGAACAGGTTTTCCACGTTTGTTCGATGCGTCTTGACATACGCCGCGCACGCCCGTGCAACGCCCGTATGCGACGAGTCTGTATCGCCCCACAGCACGGACATAACATCCGCGCACAGTTCGGCCATGGTCATCTTGGATGGTCCTTTCATCGGGCACGCTCGCGCGGTCCCATTACGCATGGTGGCATTGTTGCCCACATGACGCGCGTAGGATAGCACAACGCCGCGCATGTGTCAACCCACATTATCGCCCCACGATATCACAATTTCGTGATCGACTTTCCGCACAATGCCATTGCAATCCAAGCTGGTCCGTGCTATACATCACGGTGTCGGGCGCAGCCAATGCGCCGCACCATCAACCCAAAAGGACGCCACACCATGGACCCCAATACCAACCCCGAACCGACTGCGACCAGTACACTGTCGTATGGTCGCTGGAGCACAGATGCCAATCACCTTCCGCCGAAGGCTGTTGCGTACCTGTTGGCGAACGGCTTCACACAGAGCATGACCGATGCGGCTGCGTTCACCAAGGAGCAGAAGGCCAACGCACACGAGGCGTTCGCGAAGGCCCACGGCGTCGAGGTGGCGTCGCTCAGCGAGGCCGACAAGGAGTCCGCCGTCGCGGCCCTCGCGGACGAAAAGCGCGAAGCCCGGTTTCAGGCCATCCTGAAGGGCGAAGTCGGCACCCGCGTAGGCGGACCGCGCCTGCCGCAAATCGACCGCGTGATGCGCGAAGTGGCGGAAGAGACGGTGCGAGCGATTGCGACTGCGCGCAACGTCGCGATGCCCAAGGGCGATGTCCTGAAGGCCGCGATTGAGAAGGTCCTGGCGCGCAATCCCGACGAAATCCGGGCGAAGGCCCAGGAGCGCATCGACAGCGCCAAGGCCCTCGCGGAAGGCGCGGACGACTTGTTCGCGGCTTAGCGGCCAGCCTCGATGCCACGGCGAGCGGGCAGCGCAAATGCTGCCCTTTCGCGCTTGCGCGCAGCACGGCCCTTAGCCGTGTTCTGGTCACACGACGCGCGCCGCGCCTACGGCGCAGCCCATTCACGCATTTGTGATGCCAGCGCGCGCACATTTCGGTTGACACATAGGCGCGCATGTGCTACTATCCGCGCATAGACATGGAGGGCGCCAACGGCGCCAGCATCGAGGGGGAACCCAATGCCTGTACGGCGGCGCGTTCGCGGCGCACAGCACCGATGCCGATGGCGGCGACAATGATCCAGGCTAATAGGAGGGCCACCGCTGCATGCCCATAACCCAGGACCGCATCCTAGCCCTCTGCGACGCAGCGCAAGCGGCGTACTCGAAGCTCGAGGCGCTCAGCGCATGCGTCGCGGCATCGGCAGCGGCCGAGAATAGCGAGGATGCCCTCGCGGGCCTTGCCGCCGTGATGCACCTCTATGCCCTGGAACCCCGCCACATTGCGACGCTCATCCGCGAGCGGACGCATTTCGAGATGCATCGCCACCGCAACGCCCGCAACGCCGCGCGCATGCGCAAGGTGCGCCACGCGCCACGCGATGGCGACGAGGAATACTTCCGCCCGGCGCCACCAGCACCCGACGCCGGCGCCATCGCAGCAGAAATGCTCGCCGATGGCAGCGCGGCGGCACTATTCGCGGACATACACGCGGCCGCACGCGTCGCGCCCGCCATCGGCACCGACGGCACCGCCGACGGCCCGTTGCAAATAGTTATTGACACGGCCCACGGTGTGTGATACACTACGCAAATGATGAACCGTCCGACACGTCGCGCCATGCATGCACATGCCGCGCAACGCGCGGCGCAATGGCAGGCACACTTCCCCTTGCTCACAACCGACATCGGTGCACCGAGCAACAGTGGGCAATTGTGCAATCGCGCATTGCGTGCATGCATGGCGCGACGTGTCGCGCGGGCGGATCGGGCATAGTATAGCGTCCCGAAACCCGTCCGCCGATGGCGGCAGGGCCTCGCCAGCCCCGAGCCCTGCCGCCACTACCTCGCCAGGGGCTGTCGGGCGGCATTCGCCGCCGCAACGCAGAGGGCTGCTGCATCATGACCAACACCACCGCATCGCGCGACTCCATAGTGGATCGCATTCGCAAACTGGCGAAATTCACCACCGCCAACGGTTGCACGGAGGCCGAGGCCGGCCTAGCGGCGGCGAAAGTCGCCGCGCTTATCGCCGAGTATGACGTTACGCAAGACGAACTGTCCTTGCGCCGCGACGACACAGGCTGCATCACCGACGACTACACCGAACTGAATGCCACCATCAGCGATTGGGCTGAGTGCTGCGCCGACATCGCGGCGCTGTACGGCACGCGCGGGTGGTTCAAGCAGGGCAGTGAGGATGCCCTCGGCCTGGGCTTCGAAACCCCCACGGTACGCATAAAGTATTTCGGCCTCCCTTCGGACGTAGCGGCATGCCTGGCGACAAGCGCCCTCATCTGCGTCGCCGTGAATACCGAGGCCGTCGCGTTCAAGACGCGCAGCCCTAACGCGCGCCTCGACTTCCGCGGCGGCATGGTGTCGAGGCTGTGCGAGAGGCTCCAGCAAATGCATCGCGAGCGTACCGTAGCGCAACGCAGCACCGGCACGGCGCTCATCGTGCTGAAGGACCAGCTCGTTACGGAGGAATACGCCAAACTTAACATGCGCCTTCGCGCCCGCTACGGCAGCGCGCCGACGCGCCAGCGCAATGCCGACGCCTGGGTCGCAGGCCGCAATGCCGGAGCGCGCGTGGACCTCACCGGCAGCGCGAAGATCGCCCAGGCGCCACTGCGCATCGGGAGGGCATAGCATGAGCACCACCGCCGAAGGCGATATCATCCTGCTCGTCCTGGTGCAAGACCGCCGCATATCGCACAAGTACGCGCTGTCAATGCAGGGGCTCCAAGCGCGCCCCGAATACGTCGAGCGTATCGAGGACTGCCTCGCGGCATGGCTCGCGCGCGAGCCACGGCGCCGCTTGTTCGCGCAATTCCGAGGCATGACGCACATCATCGGCGCGCACGTCAGCACGACCCCCGGCCGTGATCTGGTCGCAAGCGCCACACAGGCGGAGGGCCACGCGCAATGAAGATGGTCAGCACATATCTCGTTGCGCGGCAGGAAACACCCGACTCGTCCAACCCATGGTGGGTTATGCGAGTGGACTACCTTCTCGATGGCTTCTATACCACGAAGCATAGCCTAACCATCGGCCCCTTCAAGACCGAGGAAGAAGCCATCGCTGCCAAACGTAGCGCGGAGGGCTTGCCATGAACCCCGAGCGCGACACGTACCCCGTGCCGGCGTTCGCCGCCTATGTGTGGCTGGCAGGGGATAGGCTCATGGTCGGCCTCCCGCCAGGGGCGGGCCACGAGCGCGGTCACACGGTGGCGCTGCCGCTCGCGAAGTGCGAAGTGGAGCGCAGCATCATGGGCGCTGTGCCCGCCCGCGTAGCGGGTTGGGCCACCCTGCTCGACCTGCTGAAGCAACGCGAGCGTGCCGGCCGCATCGCACCCATCGGCGAGCGCTCGGAGCCCACGCAATACCAACTCGACGCGGTGCTCGCGAACATCACCCGATTTGCGGCCAAGGGCCGCAAGCCCGCCGCCACCTCGCTCAACGACCTTGGACTGGAGGACTAACGCAATGGCAAAGTCACAGGTAATGGAAGTCGTCTTGCACGTCAACGCCGCAACGCTCCCGGCACTCCTGGAGGTCATCGTGCCGCAATGCAAGCTCGTGAGCGTCAGGGCACACGAGGCGCCCGATGATGCCAGCGCGCATGCCAATGCCCTGCACCGACAGCCGCGCTTCCACGGCGGCAAGAGCAACAAGGGCATCAGCGCCTCGGCGCTCGTGCTCGAAGTCCTTGCCGACGGCAAGCTGCACACCTACACGGAGATCACCGAGGCCTTCGCAGCGCGCGACTTCGCACGTAATAGCGCCTCGCCAGCCATCAGCAACTGCGCCGCCGAAGGCACCGTGCGGGCGCTTGGCAACGGCATCTACGCCCTCACCGACAGCACAGTCGTCAAAACGGAAGCCACAGCATGACCATCGCCACAGCGCCGCTCGTCGGCATGCACTTCCGTCCGCCTGCCAAGGCCATCCTCGCCGTCCTTCCCGGCCACACACCGCTGCGCTGCGTGCTGGAGCCCGACAACCCCTACGACGCGAACGCCATCGCGGTGTTCATCGCCAGGGAGGCCCTGGAGGCCCTGCCCCTCGCGGCACGCGCCGACTTCGAGCGCGAAGGCGAAGGCTACGGCTTCGCGGTATTCACCGCGCTCTTGGAGCGCGAAGCGTGGCAACTCGGCTATGTGAAGGCCACAGACGCATTGCATCTCGCCCCGCGCATTGGATGCGCCATCGCCGATGCTGGCGAGACCGACGAGCCTGCATGGCCCGCGCACCTCGCCTTCGATCCCGCCGGCAAGCCCCTCGTGCAGATGGACCTGCCCTAGCGGGCAGCACAAGTGCCGATGCCAATGCTCATAGCCATCAAGGAGCCACCGCGCATGACCACCAAGCCCAACGGCACGCTGCAAGTAAAGCCAGCACCAGTGCAAGGCATAGCGCCAGCGGCGCCCGGCACCAAGTCCGCCGAGCCAGACGCCCCGCCACCGGCGCCGCTGGCCATCGCCCCGGAGGACGCTCCTGCGCACCTGCTGCGCTCTGCCATGTCCCGCAGCATCGAGGACGCGACGCAGTCGGTGCTTGCGGAGATGGAAGGGCTGAAGCAGGAAATAGATGCACTGTGCTCTGATATCCTGCAGCGCGCCGCCCTGGCGAAGGACGTTCTTAGCGAGCACATGAGCGTTATGGCCGAAGCCGTCGCGTTTCGCCAGCGCGTGAGCGAGCGCCTTGCATCGCTGTCGGACGCCCCGCGCGGGCCGGGATGCCGCGTAACGGACGCCACGGGCGCGGGTGTGCCGCAAATCACGCACGATAGGGGTTGACACAACCCACGGCGTGTGCTATACACCACCATCGCACCGCGCGGGCGCATGTGCGCGCCGCCATCGCATAACAGGGGCATCCGCCACTATGCAACACACTCCAACACCGGAACAGCAAGCCATCATCGACGCAGCGCGCAGCGCGCGCACCTCGCTCATGATCCGGGCATATGCTGGCTGCAGCAAGACCACGGTGCTTGAGATGTGCTCGCGCAGCGCCATCGCCGAGCCGCATCTCTACATCGTGTTCAACACCAAGAACCGCAAGGAGGCCGAAGGGCGATTCCCCTCGCACTGCACGGTCAAGACCATCAATAGCATCGGCCATAGCGCCTGGGGCCGCGCCATCGGCAAGACCCTCGGCAAGCCCGACGACCGGAAGCAGGGCAAAGCGGTGACAGCGGTGTTTAAAGAGGCAGGCTTCCAGGCGACCACGGAGCAATGGTCCGCTTGCAAGGGCATCGTCACGCTGGCGATGCAGTGCGGGCTTGTCCCGCGGGAGTTCCACCCGCGCAGTCTGGTGCCCGACACTGACGACACATGGCGCGACCTCGCCACCGAGGCTGTCGCCAATGGCGACAGCGCGGTGCTCGTGGAGTTCGCCAGGAAGGCCCTGGTGCTGAGCATCAAGCAATCTTTCGAGGGCAACATTTCCTTCGACGATCAGATTTATATGTCTGTTTGCTTCAACGGAGTATTCCCGCGCTTCAGCACCGTCATGGTGGACGAAGCACAAGATCAATCCGTGCTGAATATCGAGATGATCCGCCGTTGCTGCGCGGATCGCCTTATCGTTGTGGGCGATCAAATGCAAGCTTGCTACGCATTCCGCGGTGCTGCGGGCGATGCACTTGACCTATTGCGCGCTCTGCGCCAGGAGTGGATCGACCTGCCCCTCGCCACTACCTTCCGCTGCCCGAAGCGCATCGTGTCGCGCAGCGCTACGCACGCCATCGGCTTCATCGCATGGCACGCCAATGCCGAGGGCGAGCACCTCGCATGGCCCACCAACGACCAGATCGAGGACCATTGTGGCTGGAACGCCAGCGACGTAGCGCGGTGCGCCGAAGGCGGTACAGTGGCAGTACTCTGCCGCAACAACGCCCCGCTGCTGGGCCTCGCTTTCAAGCTCCTCGCGGCGCGCGTGCCGGTGGTAATGCTCGGCCGGGACATCGGCAAGGGCCTCACAGCACTCGCGAAGAAGCTCCTACCAGACAACGCCCTTGGCGCCCCGGAGTGCGCGCGCAGGATCAACGAGTGGGCAGACAGGGAGGCCGCCTTGGCGGAGGCCAACGACAAACCCTCGCAGGCGGAAAGCGTGCGCGATAGGGCTGAATGCTTGCTTGCAGTGCTGAATGGTGGCGCCGCCTATGCCGGCGACCTCATCGCCATGCTCACCGACCTGTTCGCCCGCGACAGCGGTCGCGTTACGCTCAGCAGCATCCACCGGGCGAAGGGCCTTGAGTGGGATACGGTGTTGCATTTGGACCCTTGGAGGATACCCTCGAAGTGGGCGAGAGGGGTGCAACTGGTGCAGGAGCGAAACTTGAAGTATATCTGCGAGACCCGCACCAAGCATACACTCATCGAGGCCTCGCTAGAGGACTTCGCTGCTTAACCCGGCATAGAGAGGACCCTTCCCGATGCCCATCACCTTCACCAATCCCGGCACCATCGACCCTCGCCTCATCACGACGCTCGGCGTCAACGTAAAGGACACCGCGAGTGCCATCGGCTACTTCGGCACGGGGCTGAAGTACGCCATCGCCACGTTGCTGCGCGAGAAGCAGGCTATCGCCATCCGCAGCGGCGGCGTGGAGTACACCTTCGCCCCGCGCACGGAGGAAGTGCGCGGGAAGGCTTTCCAGTTCATCCGCATGCGCGCGGCGGGCGGCCTCGGCGCACCCACCTGCATCGACCTCGGCTTCACCACAGATCTCGGCCGCAACTGGCAGTTGGAGCAGGCATACAGGGAACTCTGGAGCAACTGCCAGGATGAAGGCGGCACGGTGCTAGAGCACGCGCGGCCGATGCCACCCGAGGGCCACACAGATATCACAGTCTTTGGCAGCGACTTCGACACCGTCCACCGCCGGCGCTACGCCTTCCTCATCAATCCGGCGCTGCCGGTGCTGTGGTCCAACGATGCGCTGCAGGTGCTGCCGGGGCAAAACGATCGGCTCTTCTACCGCGGCATCGCTGTGGCGAAGTTGCATGTGCCCGCCGGGCACACCTACAACATCCTCGCGCCCCTGCGCCTCACCGAAGACCGCACCGTGGAGTCCGACTGGAGTGCGCAGCAGATCGTCGGGCAGGCGCTCGCGCGGTGCGATGTGCACACAGTGGTGGAGGATGCCTTCGCGCAACCGCATCGGTGGGAGCAAGGCATCTCGTTCTCCTTCATGGATTGCAGCGAGGAGTTTCTCAACATCATCGGCGATGTGTACGCGCGGAAGCCACTCGAAGTGTCGAAGGAAGTCGTGCAGCGGTACATGCGCCTGCGCAAAGCGCGCGCGGATCGCACCGCAGTGCCCATGGCCGAGTGGCAACGCGCGGCGCTCGCCGAGGCGCAAGTGTGGTGCGCAAACGTAGGGTTCCCCGTCGCCGGCTACGACACCATCATGTGCGCCAGCCTCGGCAAAGACGTGCTGGCGTGTGCCGAACATGGCACCATATACCTCACGCCGGAGTGCTTCCTCGGCGGGGTGTTGCGGCGGGCACTGCTGGAGGAATACGTGCACCTTGCACACTCGGTGCCCGACCATTCGCGGGCGATGCAGAACGTCCTGTTCGACCAAATCGTGCGCCTTGGCGAAGCAGTGATCGCTGCGAAAGCGCCAACCACGAGGCGTATGCCATCGCCACTCGGCAAGGTGCTCAACGACAAGGTGCCCTTCTGATGCACCTGCATGCCCCCGAGCGCCCGCGCTACGCCAACGGTACGCCGTTGCTGGTGCTCGACAGCGGTAAGGCCGTCGGGCCTCACCTCGCGGTGCCCGCGGTGTACGTCACTCCGCTCGAAGGTCTCCCCGACGGGTACGAGTTGCAGATGCTCGCACCAGCCGCGACGTACGCCGCCTTCACTTCCTTGCGCATGCCGTGGCATGAGGGCCTCGACAGGTTCTTCGCTTTGTGGCGCGAGGACCCCGAGGGCGTCCTGTGGCGGGTGTTCAAGTACAAGGTGCAGGCGCAAGGCGCGCGGCCTACGGCCGCAGCAGCACCATTGCGCAAAGTCACCACCACACTCGCCGATCTCGGACTCTAACCACCAACGCAACGGAGCCACGCCGATGCCGCTGAAAATCACCGCCACCCTGCATATCGAGCAGATCCTCGACCTCGCCGACTACGCCGACGCGATCCTCGATGCTCACAATGAGGACCTCGAAGATGAAGATCAGGTCGCCTCAATTGACGACCTCAGCACTGGCGATGTGAAGAGTGCACTGCAGAAGCTCCTTGACGATGACTTCGACATCTTCGATTGGGATATCGACTCGGACAAAGTCACCATCAAAGTCACGAACGCTTAGGCGGGTGTAGCGCCACGGCCCACGTTCGCCTTAACGATAGTGGGATGCGGCCATGCGGGCCGCATGGCCCATTGACCCGCTGTCCCACATCGTGCACTATAACCCCGCACCCAGGAGACCTTCCCCGTGAACGCCACGCCGAACCCTGCCCCCCGTACCGCACACATCACCATCCTCGGCCTCACGTTCGAGGCCCCGCAGCCCTACAGCACCGGGCACCAGTGCACCGAAGCCGAGGCCGGAGTGCTCAACTCGGCCCTAGCTGAGAACTTGCGCAATAACTTCTCCCGCAAGGTGCGCGCAGCGTGCGAGGAAACAAAGACCGAGAAAGCACTGGAATTGAGTGTTCCGCACGTTGCGGAGCTGCAGCATCAATTCGCCAAATATGCCGCCGAGTATACCTTCGCCTCCGCGCGCCCCTCCGCAGCGCGATTGTCCCCCGTCGATCGCGCCGCGCATCGCATCGCCGCGGACCTCGTCCGGGAGAAGCTCCGCGAGCGCGGCCTATCGGCGGTGGACTTGGCCGAGGGCAAGTTCGACGAACTCGTTGCGCAAGTCGCAGCGCGCGAAGCGGTGCAGGCAGAGGCCGCGCGAAGGGTCGCTGCAACGCAGGCCATCGTGGACACTGCGCTCGATATCGGGGCTTAGCCAATGCCTGTGTGGTACTTTTTCGCCGTCGTCTGCATGTCAAACGCGCCAGCCGATTGCGAGCGAGTTGTGCTTGACAAGCCGCGCGAAGCGGCAAGCATCCACAGCAAAGGTATAATCATGCCTCCAGTGTTCGCCAGCGCTGCCGACTGCGTCCATTCGATGCCGTCTATTCAGAATTTCCTCCCATTCAAGGTTATGGGTTCAGAATGGACTTCGATCGGCTGCATGAGGCAATAATACGCATGTACCGAACCATCGCCGAAGCCGCCATCTGGCTTGTCCTTGCCGCCATGGTGCTCGCCATCGCTGCCGGCACCGCGCCGGATTGGCGCAATGAATACATCGGAGCCGCGCAGCATGTCAGGCAGTGAACTCAGGGCGCTCTGTACGGAGCTGCTGTATCAGGCCCTCACGGCGCCGATTGGCATCGCAGTTGTGACGAACGACCCAGAGCGGGCAGTACAGAGGTTGTATGCTGCCCGCACCGCTGCAGGCGATCCGCAGCTCGCGCGGCTGTCCCTGCGCCGCAACCCGCTGCGCCCGGAGGCCGAAGTGTTCATCATCAAGACCACCGTGGAGCGAACGGAGGCAATGCCATGAACACCCTGAAGATCAAAGTCATTGGCGCTCGTGGCAGCGGCAAAACCACCATCATGCGTCACATTCGGCGCATGCTGCAGGAACTCGACATTGCATGCACCAGCGAAGTGTGCGAGAACATCGACACAGAGAACCTGCTAGTGCAACTCAGCAAACACGACCTTGCATTCCTGCAGGGCAAGATTGAGAGTCCTGCTGCATGACCTCCCGCCGCGACGGCGAACCGCGCACTCGGCGCCATATCTGGATCGACGACGACGACTGGCAGTGGATCACCTCCCGGTGGGGCTCGCGGGACAGCATCGGAGTGTCGAAGGCGATAAGGCTCATCATAAAGACCTTCCGCCGCAATGCCGAGGCCGCGGCAGGGGCCAGCGCGAAGCGCCCACAGGTGGACATCAGCGCCGAGGTCGATGCGGCCGTCGCGGCACGCGAGGCGCAGGAACTTCCATAACGGAGACGCAACATGAACGGGTGCAGTTACCAAGGTAACAACACGTATCAGTGCTCTGGCAACATCGGCAACGGCACTGGCGTTGTGGTCTTCGAGACCACGAAGTGGGCCAGCGATTCCGTCTACCTCGGCGAGACAGCCATTCTCCTCGGCATCGCCATCTGCCTCGTCACCGCCGCCCGCATCGCCTGGGTCAATCAGGCGAAGCTCTTTGGCCCCAGGGGCCGCCGCTGATGGGTGCATTCAGCCTCACGCATTGGCTCCTCGTCGCCGGGGCGGTGATGTTGCTGTTCGGCGGCGGCAGGATATTCACCCGGACAATGGGCGACCTCGGGCAGGGGCTACGCCAGTTCAAGTCCGGCATGACGGAGGCGCTGGGGCCTACGGCCCCACCCACAGCGAAGTTGCCTCCGAAGGAGGACGAAGATGACGACCTCGATGCATAGCACCCTGCTGCGTCCGAGCCGCCGTGGCATCATCGGTGCCCTGGGCGCCCTGTTCGCCGCCCCTGCCATCGTACGAGCCGCGTCCTTGGACGCCCTGCGCGGCGTGCCGTACGGCCTCGGTGCCGATGGCACCCTCGCGCCCATCACGCAGGGCTACGCGACGGAGTCGCTCGACTACGAGTATTGGGTCTCCATGGGCGGCACCATCGTGCGTCGCAGTGCTCGCGACATCCTCGCCGCGCCTGCGGGCACGTACCAACCTTGGCTTGGCATCAATGATACGCATATTGGTTCCAGCATAGCCTTCCGCCCTACCGACGGACAAAAGAAGGGTCTGTCATTCGCGTATGACAAGACTACGCGCAGCTTGCAGATCATTAACTTCGACGACCCCCTTGCGCGCGATCCGGTCATTCTGCGGCTTCGCCAAGAGCAGGACGACTTACGCCAGCGCCTACAGCGGGCACAACTCGCGACGGGAGATGTACTTTATGGCTGATGCATCCGCCACATCTGCACTCGACGGCCCCGCCGCCTTGGCGCAGGCCGATGCACAATCCCTAGAGGAACTTTTCTCCCGCGATCCCTTCGAGATGGCTGCGGAGGACAGCGCGGCGCAAAGCGCCGGCACCGCGCCTCGCAACTTCCCGGCCATCGTCGCGGCGTTGCGGCGCCAGCGCTCCGCGTGGAAGATCGCCGAGACCCAGGGTGCGAAGCAGGGCAAGGCTAAGGCCCCGAAGGCCTCCGTGTCGCTCGCGGACCTCGGGCTAGAGTAGCGCCGATGCAAACGTGGCAATGGGTGCTTCTCGGCATCGCCCAATTGGGGCAGTTCGCCGTCGCCGCACATTGCGTCTATGACGAGTACTGGCTTGCCCCGCGCCGCCGCATCGCGCGCATTGCCAAGGTGTTCGAATGACCGCTGCAGCCGCGATGCAAGCGCCCGAGTCACCGGGCATCGTCAATTCGTCATTCTCGCGCGTGCTGCCGCGCCTGCAGCTAGCATGGGACAGCACCTCCATCGGGGCGCTTAAGACCTGCCCGGAGTTCTACCACCTGAGCATCGTGGAGGGCTACCAGCCGCGCTTGCAGTCGCCTCATCTGACGTTCGGTATCCTTGTGCATCAGGCGAAGGAGACATACGACCGCCAGCGCGCCAGCGGCGCCGACCACGATGCCGCTGTGCTCGCCGTCGTGCAGCACCTCATGTGCGCAACGTGGGACCGCGAGCGCAAGCGCCCGTGGGCCAGCGGCGACGAGAATAAGAACCGCTATACCCTGTTGCGCACCGTGGTGTGGTACTTCGAGGAGTACAAGGACGATCCCATCCGCACGGTGCAGTTTGCGAATGGCAAGCCCGCGGTGGAACTGTCATTCTCGTTCGAGAGTGGCATCACCGCCAACACCGGCGAGCCCTACCTGCTGTGCGGCCACATCGACCGAGTGGGCGCCCTGAACGACAAACTCTACGGCTGCGACGTGAAGACCTCGAAGTACGAACTCAACGCACGGTGGGTCGCGCAGTTTAGCCCGCACAATCAGTTCACCCTCTACGCCTTCGCCCTGCGGGTGTTCTACCAGCTGCCCGTGCAAGGGTTCATCGTCGATGGCGCGCAGGTGCTCGTGACTCTGTCGCGCTTCGGACGGGAGTTCATCCCGAGGGCGGAATCGCAGCTGGAGGAATGGTTTAGGGGCTTCGCGGTGTTGGTTCGGCAGGCCGAAGGCTACGCCCGCGATGGCTTCTGGCCCCTCAACGAGACTTCTTGCGACAAATTCATGACCGCAGACGGCCGAGGTGGCTGCCCATTCCGCACCGTGTGCGCCCGGCCCCCTGAGGCCCGCGCCGCATGGTTGAAGAGCGACTTCGTGCGTAGGGTGTGGGACCCGCTGCAGGTGCGAGGGGATGTATGACCACTATCAACGCCGTGCAAATCTACGTCCCGGAGGACTGTCGGCACGGTCTGTGCGACTGCGCCAGCGCGAAGGAGTGCAAGTTTCCGCGCTGCGACAATTGCGACGAAATCCTCGACGCCAATGGCAAGTGGATCGACGACAATCAGTACCACGGTGAGGAACCGCTGCATTGCCCAGACTGTGGAGCACCGCTGAAATGAGTGTCGATCTCTGGTGGCAGCACGACGAGCATAGCAAGTACGAATATCTCCACGCTGGTTGCTGCCCAAACCACATCGGATGGATCGAACGCAGCAGCAGTGGCAAAACGATGCTCATGGTACTCGATCTCCCAGGTGTAGCGTTGCGGAAATCTTACCTGCCGCCTGCGGAGGCCCGCGTGGAGATGGAGCGCGCCGCGGGAGACTGGTTCGACTTTGCCTGCACCAACCGCCCTGCAACAGAGGACGCCACATAGTGCCCAACATCGCGCAGCACCCGAGCGCCCGCTCGACGAAGCTCCTCCTCATCGGCGAGAGCGGCAGCGGCAAGACCGGCGGGCTGTGCAGCCTCGCCGCGGCGGGATATCGCCTGCGCATACAGGACTTCGACAACGGCACAGAGATAATGCGCAATTACCTCCTCGGCGACACGGCATATGTCAAGCAGTGCCCCGGTGTTGCCGCCAACGTCGAGTACGTCACCCTCACCGACCCAATGCGCAACATCGGCGGGCAGATATCGCCGCTGAGGGCCACCGCATGGCAACACGCGACGCAGCTGCTGATGCATTGGCGTTACTGGCTCGCCGCCGATGGCACCGTGCTGTGGGACAAGCCCAAGGACGATGCAGGAGCCACGCTCGTCGATCTTGGAAAGATCGTCGATTGGACCGAGCAGGACGTGCTCGTCATCGACACCCTCACCGGCGCCGCCAGCGCCGCCCTGAACTTCCACCTGCAGATGAACGGCAAGCTCGGGCAGGCCAGGACGAGCAACGAGATAAGGCGGGATATTGGTGCGGCGCAGGGGCACATTCGCAAGTTGCTCGAACTCCTATACGACGAAAGCATCAAGTGCAATGTCATCGTCAACAGCCATGTAACAACCGTCACCGAGAGTGGCTTGTCACCGCAGAGCGAGGACGCGAAGGACGAGCGCGACACGGCGCGGGGGTTCCCCTCTGCCATCGGCCGGGCACTTTCACCACTGATACCCCGGTACTTCAACAGCGTGCTGGAGGCCGACACCGTCGGCTCCCGCCACATCATCCGCACCGTGACGCGCAGCAGCGTCCTGTGCAAGACCGCTGCGCCGACCAAGGTCAAAGCAGAGTACGACCTGGCGAACGGGCTGGCGGAGTACTTCAAGGCGGTGCGGGCATGAGCGCAAGCGCAGACATGGACGCTGACATCCGCGCGGTGAAGATCAAGTACTTCGGGCAATGCCCTGAGTACAAGTCGCACGACGAAGGGGTGTTTGTGCTGGGCATGGTGACATGTTTTCTCATCTGTGCCGTGGGAGCAGTAATCATCAACTACCTTGCCGCAAGCAACTCGACCAGCGATATGATCAAGCACGGCTGTGGATCGTGGGCTCCGACAGGGCAATGGACATGGACGAGATAGCGCGCTTTGCGCGCCACCGAGGCACCGCCTAGAGGCGGAGCATTCACCGTAACGTCAACCTCATAAAGGACCAAGCAAAATGGCTGTAGACTTCAAAATGCTGCTCGCTCGCAATCCCTCCGACGCTAAGCGCCCCCCGACGCTCCCCGCCGGCACGTACTACGGCGTCATCACGGCGTTCAAGTTCCAGGAGTCCAAGTGGGACAACCAGGACACCGGGGACAAGGACGCGCAGGTGCGCTACACGATCAAGAACCTCGAACCCGGCGAGGACATCCAGGCGACGCCGCAGTTGCTCGAAGGCATCGACCTCGCGAAGCGCCAGACGCAGGCCGACCTGCCGCTGAGCGGCGGCAACGAGTACGTCACGAAGATGTTCCTCGAGTCCTTGGGCATCACGGCTGCGTCGTGGGGCGAAGCCTGCCCCGAAGCGCAAGGCAAGGCCGTCATGTTTGACGGAGTGCAGCGGATGAATAAGAACGACCCGAGCGCGCCGTTCTTCGACGTACGGAATTTGCGAGCGCGCCCTGCGTAGCGCCCGCAACGAGAGTGGTGCGGTTCAATTCCGCCTCGGTGACTGAGATCAGGTGAGTAATAGGGTTCGAATCCCTCCCATGCGCGAGCATGGTTCCATTGCCCGCGCGGAGGCGGGAGTCTGACGGCTTGGCGGTTGCTGACAAGTGCAAGGAACCGCCACTAACATCGTGGAGCCCTTCGTGCCGTCCGTCCCGCCCGCCCTTGGCCGCCGCTACAGCCAGATCTTCTGGTTCGTGGCCCTCTCGCCAAGCGGCGTCATGAAGGCCCAGATATACGATATGCTCTACGCCGACGATGCAGACGGCGGTCCCGACACTCGGTGCATTGACACCTACATCTCGCAACTCAACACCATGCTTCGCCAGCACGG